GCAGTGCTCCTCCTGGTGGTGGAGGTGGCAGTGCTCCTCCTGGTGCTGGTGCTGGCAGTGGTCCTCCTGGTGCTGGAGGTGGCAGTGGTCCTCCTGGTGCTGGTGCTGGCAGTGGTCCTCCTGGTGCTGGTGCTGGCAGTGGTCCTCCTGGTGGTGGAGGTGGTACTCCCGCTCCTGGTGGTGCTCCTCCTGGTGGTGGAGGTGGTGGTGGTGCTGGTACTCCCGCTCCTGGTGGTGGAGGTGGCGGTGGTGGCGGTGGTGCTCCTCCTGGTGGTGGAGGTGGTGGTGGTCCTGTTGATGGTACTACATCCAAGGCTGGTAGGGCAGCGGACGTGTCGGCCGGCTGTGTACACGGGCTAATATCAGTGCTCATTTGTTTAAGACTATTATCGAAATTATTAATGATAGTTTCTTTTATATTATTTATCTTGTCTTTGAATTCTGGTAATTTTATAATATTATCATCGTCCCATTCATCATCATCATCATCATCATCATTGGGATAATCAATTTGGTATTTTTTTATATCTCCAATATTTTTTTGTATTAATCTCATAGTAAATCCTTCCCCGCCTATGGAGTCTTCATTTATATCAACACTATCAAGAATAAAAATATTTTCTGATTTATTTATATCTGTGGGATATAAAAGTGTTTCTAATTCTATTTTATGTGTTAATGACTGCGGAAGAAATATAGTATTTTTATATATTATAAAGTCATAACGCGTTTTAGTAGGCGGTGCATCCAAGTTATCGGGTTTTTTCATAGAATGATAATCAGACCCAAAATTAGAAAGAAATTCCCCCATATGCGTAATTCTATAATGAATCTCACCCCCCAATAGAACGTCATTTTTCTCAAGATTAATCTCATCTAAAGAAGACCTCCATGCTGTAGAGACAAATTGATGTATACCAACATTAGGCTTTTCACTATCGGGGGGGAGAATAGCAGTTTTATCCTTAATTTTTATATTGTCACTATTTAAATACTCTTCCACATAATTAATATCACTAATAACATTGGTGGTAATAAACCGTACAGAATATCCTGTATATTTAAATTCATTCATTTTATTTATTTCTTGAGCTGCTTTGATAAGAAGTTTTATTATATCGGTATAATCAGATACAAGTAAAAATGTTTTATCCTGTCGTAATGGATTGGAAGTTCGTTTTTCAATAACATATTTGTAATTATGTATTTGTTTAAATTTCCAAAACGTCTCATTAATTCGTGCGTACTCAGCAATCCTATAATTACTCCATAACCAAATTATTTTTTCATAGCTTGCTGCTTCTTCGAAAGTTATATTATTTCCCCAGTCCAAATTTTCACCCCATTTTTGTGCCTCCCATTTTGCGGAATCACCATCAGCTACCGCTTTTCCATCAGAGACGGGAGAGGTTGCGGAATGTGAATCAGTTTTTTTATTAGACCATTTTTCGGAAATATATTTATCTACTTCCTTTATTACATTTACCGGGATTGATGTATGCATTGCCTCAAGATTTCCTTTCCGTTTCTCTTCAAAATATTTCTCTTTCTCTTTATCGTATGTAGGTCGGTCTATGGTACCCAACAGGGTGTCCAATTCAGGTTTAGTATAGTATAGTTTGCAGTCCTTGAGTTCAACGTATTCCTTCCGGATTTTATCCAATAAATCATGTTCAGTAGTATCTGGAATTTTTGTTTTGGTCTTCTTTGATTGTTTTTGAAGTATTTCTTCCATCCATTTTCGATGATTATATGCACCATAAAACGTACTAAGTCTTAATCCTGCCAAGAGTATTAATACAATAATGATTACACAAGCAATAATATGTATCATTATTAAATAAAGTTTCACTTATATTATCTAATATAAATGAAACTTTATTTAATAAAAAAAAATAGAATTTTTATATAAATTTACAATAACTACACCTATTCGGATGTAATTTTACCATTTTCAATATTGACGGTGTTATCCGGCAAATCACCCTTAAGACGCATAAGATATTGTTTTAATTCATCCCGCTTAAGGTCGGCAATTTGCTGTTTTTCTTGTTCAATCTCACGTTGCACTTCTGCCGCATTTTCTTCCCAACTTTCATCTTCTTTTTTTAATGCCTGATATGTATGTTCTTCTGCGGCATTTGCATCTTTAATATTGTAATGTGGAACAATATGTTTGTATAAAATACAGTTATAATGCGCTTGCGATCGCAACCATGTATCCCGCGATGTCGCCCATTTTTGATTAGACAAATATTTTAAATATTTTTCAAATGCTTTTTGATGATACCGCCCCTGCACCATTTCACTCATAACAGTAGGGTATGCCTGACAAAACTGCGGATGTTCCTTCCACATGCGTTGAAATAATTCATCGACGGTTTCCGATTTTTTTCTTATTGATTTGCGGACTTTTTTCCACATGGATTGGGCCTCCTCTGCCACAACTTCAGGGGTCACATCCTTCTCATTAGAAATGCTAAATGACATATTGTTGGATTAATAAATAATTCCGTTAATATTTTACTTATTTATAACTATGTTATGACAAATCTTTAATTAATTTTATATATTACGATGGTCATATTATTCTATAAAATCTAAAATAGAAAATTTACCCTCACTCACATTACCGCCTTCGCCACCAACACTCTCACTCTCACTCTCACCACTATCACTCTCACTATCACTCCCACTTTCATACCACATATCATAAGTATTACTTCCGGCTTTATTTGCATCTTCTTTTTTAGAAGATTCACTATCAGGTATGTATTCTTCGCTTCCTACCACTCGTATAACTTTAGGCCCACCCAAAATACCAGTAATTTCTAACTTATCAGTTTCATAACCCCCACTCTTAATATTTTCTGTTTCATTAATTGATGATACTATCTTATCTAAATATTCGGTGAAAGTAATATCATCAACACCGCCGTCATATAAATTTGTTTTAACTACCAACCCTCCTGTATGATACCGACTATATAATGTACCCGGGGCTAATTTACTATTAGAACCTTCACCTCCCAATACGCTCTCTGACATTATTTTATAAACCGTAAGAACTATGTATGTATTATGATTTTGTAAATTATATTATTCTTTATATTCTTTATATTCTTTTTCTTTTTCTTTTATTCAAACATGTTTAACCCTTTAATTTATTAATTTTATAATCAACGAGAGAATAAATTTGGTTAATTATACGTTCATCAAGTAAGTCTAAATTGATACGGGAACCCCCATCCGAACCCTGTTTTAGTAATAAAATTTGACCTTCTCTACTAATAATTCTACCAATATCGGCACGGTCTTCGTCTGTAAGATAAGATGTATTTCTAATGATAAAATGTTTTTTTTGATTTAAATCACACATACTGCAAATGTTATTGATACAAAAACTTATAATGTTGTTGAGACAAAAACTTATAATGATGTTGAGATAAAAACTTATAATGTTGTTGAGACAAAAACTTATAATGATGTTGAGATAAAAACTTATAATGTTGTTGAGACAAAAACTTATAATGTTGTTGAGACAAAAACTTATACCATATAATAAAAAAACATATAAATGTTTAATATGTTTATTCATTATGACGTAGAAATTGAAATAAAAAAACATATAAATGTTTAATATGTTTATTCATTATGACGTAGAAATTGAAATAAAAAAAGATATAAATGTCTAATATGTTTATTTACCCAAATTACTGAATTTTCATTTTCTTAAATATTTTCCACAGATTTTTGTGCGATTCAAACAATTCAGGTGTGTTATATACCTCGGTCATTTCGCGTATGGTGCGGATGTGATTAATATAATCATGAATCACATTTAGTACAGCACCGCGATTTGTCATTTGCTCATTAATCTCAATATCCGGATACGCCTTTTGTACATCGGCGAGGTTATTGTAACAATACACAGCGGGCGTGGATAAATCCGCGCGGTAATCACGTATTATATATACATCCTTCAATTTTGCTATTTCATCACGGTCCGTAATTTTAATTTCTTTAGCACCGGCGGGCGGCTTCTGCGGTTTAGAATACGCGGCAATCAAGGTGGTAAATGCTTCCCTTCCAGAAGTTATCTTTTTAAAATTGGCTTCTTCAGCATCTGCGTTTGCCATTGCGGGTCCAAAATATTCAATGTCATCTTGCGTGATAGAATTGGTGATATGATAAATACTACCGTTTTGATACATATACGGCTCCGCCTGGGCGGTGATACGTGGCTGCCCAATTTGGTATTTACAGCCAATAATACGAATACTAATAAACTGCCCTTCGGCAATGCTATTAAATAGCGGATTAGGCGTAATACCAACTACTAAATTTTCACGTGTACAAATCATAACCCCATACGCATTCTTTTTTTCTACTTTACAACCGTTGATAATTTCACCACTTAATAGTACTTCAACCTCCGCTTCAAATTGCACCGATATTTTACCAAATGCTTCCAGACCGTCTTGGTCAATGACACATTCTGAACGGCGAATTATTTGTAATATTTTTCTTATGAAGCACGATTTATAGCAATATCCTTCAAACCGATCGACTAAAATATTCATAATATTTACATCCGGCTTGGTAAAAAGGTCAATACGGGAAATATCCACCCCCGTCTCAAACACCTTTTTTATAATCATGATATGTTAGTTATAAAAACACTGGTAAATGTGTATGCGGGATTGTCAAATATTTTATATGATTGTGGTTTCAAATTTTACAAATTATAACCCATTATATCATTGTGTATATATTTCTAAATAATAATCTAACATTTCCCATATGTATATGAAAATAATTACTATTAAAAGAAAAAATATAACACCATAGAAGACTATTTTCACAATGACGAGTTTTCTACGGTGTTATACAATATATGATATATTATTTTTTTAATTCATAATTCATTATACCATTGTACGATTATACGATTATACCATTATACGATTATACGATTATACCATTATACCATTATACGATTATACCATAATTTTATTAATTATACGATTATACCATTATACCATTATACCATAATTTTATTAATTATACGACCCAGCCCACTTACACATTTTTTAATGTCGGCATCTTTTCATTAAACAAATACACATACTTAACCGATGTTCCCCTTTCTCTTTCTTTCTGTTCTAAGTCTAATAATTTATTTTGAATTAACATACATAACTGCCGCACTTTAATTTGCCTTGGGTCATATCCGCGCACGTTAAGGTCTTTTGCGATTTTAAGTAAATCTTTTTTGTTTTTAGTTTCACATACCATACCCGTTGGAATGGTGCGGATATCTTTAGTGTCCATGTCCAATTTAGAAATGGGGTCGCGTAATTTAAATTTCATACCACCATCGGCGGATGAGTCAAAGTACCCAATTGTATGTCTGTTTTCACGCATTTGCGTATGAAAGTTCATAGCGCCACGTCCTATTTCAATCCAATCTTCACGGTCAAATATTTTAATACTATCCGGTTTTAAATAGCCCATCGGTGTTTTTGGTGGTAATTTAGGTATACCACCGCGTATCATACGGGCTACGTTTTTATAACGTGCCACATCACGAAGATAAATAACAATATCATACGGCTCTAATGCTTCTAAAATATAATGATACAACACATCGGTCTTTTTACTAACTTTACCTCCTACCACCCGATGAATAATGATTTCATCTAATAAATTATAGTAAAACCGCGTATTATACTCGGTTAAAAATCCATCCATAGTATTGGTTTTACAATATTTGTAATAAAAGTTGTCTTTTTTAGCTTCGTAATTATACGCGGACTTACTACCTATGATATATGATTCAACATCAATAGTAATGTCTGGGTGATATTCATCAGTTCTGTTAAAACTATCAATATCAGCAATTACTTCATTAGAATCATCTACCGGAAGAAGTGTATAATATTTACCAACTTGAATAATGCGATATCGTAAATGATTATGATGTATATATATTTCGTTATGGTCAAATAATGCGGCAATAAATTGCGCTTCAGTGATTTCGCGTTTTTGCGTTGACGTTATTATTTGTTTTTTATATTTATCATAAATGCTAACTGGCGGTTCTATAAGATGAGAAAGTGCAATTGCAAAATTTCCTTCTGAAAATAACTTTGAATTGAACTCATTATCAAACGGCGGATTTTGCACTAATGACCATAATTCATTATATGTATAAACGGGCTGTATTAAAAAGAGACGTTTAATAATACTAACAATCGTGGTCATTTCTTCTTGACTATAACCATATGCATTAAATGTCGTTAAAGTTAAATCAGATGGTTTTATTGCTTCTTTTTCAAGAGGAAATTTTGGTTCATAATAAAGGGCACCAATGTCTGCGATTGGCGGTCCGCATGACGGATTTCCACATTTAGGAAAATATTTATGTAATGTATCCGCGGTCATAATAGTTTCGCGGTGAATTTCCGCATCAATCGCGTATTCATGAAATACCTTTTCGATTTCTTGTATAACAATATAATCTTGTAGTTTTTTAAAATACCGATATACTTCATATGAAATTTCTCTATATTGTTCAAGATCTTTACGGGCTACCGTTGTTGTACCGATAGTATCAGTGGTGTCATCATTATCAGTAGAGTCATCATTATCAGTAAGGTCATCATTATCACTATTACCACTGTTATCACTATCAGCATGGTCAACATTACCAATATCTATTGGACTGGGTTTATTCACACCTCCTGTTCTGGATGTTATACCGCCGATATCACCTTCATCATCACTAATGTTTTCCAACATATTATTTATAGAAAATCCCCCCACAGACTTTCTTTTAGGTAGTGTGTTAACGTAAATACTAACTTCAACATGCCGCTGACTAACCGGCACGTGTATGTGAGAATTTTTACGCACCGAACGTCCAAGAATTTGCATTAATGCGGGAATATTTGTAGGTAGTGACATTATCATCATATGCCGAATACTCATAATTTCATAACTCTCTTTAACGCGGCTACTACCTACAATAATTTTATATAATACACCATTGGCATTTTCTCGCGAATTAAATTGCGCTATATTACGGTCTAATGTTAATTTGTCCATATCACCATGAGCCATAATAAAACGCGCAGGATAATAATCATGCGGTGGAATTTTCTTTCTCTTGACTACTGCGGCATGCCCTTTAAGAATTTCACCACAAATGCTACATAATGTATTATCGGTAGGTTCACTTCCTTCTCCTACAAAACCATTTTCACGTAATAATTCTTGTATTAGCAAAACCCCACTCATTTTTACACGTTCATGGTATATCATAATCTTTTCACCCGTATTAATTGCACCATTTGGCTTATACGATATTTTAAGAATATTTTCAATTAAACGATGATACTTAGCAGAGTATTTGCCGATATTATTAATATGTAAAAACTTACCCCTAAATATCGTATTTAACGCACTGAAACGTACTGTATTAATACCTACTTTATCACGCCAAGATGCCGTCGCAGCCATAATTTTATTTTTTGTATTAGAAGACCGATATAAACCAACATTGGTATTTTCCGGATTAGGAAACACCATATCGCTAATGGAATAGCCATCACTATACATTACACCCTCGTCTAACATATTAATGTATGTTTGATACTGCAGAGGACTCATTTCGCATTTTACAAATTTTAAATATGGTATTTCCTTCCATCCATTAATTTCACGAGGTAATTTATATTTTTCACCTGCGAAGGTACGCGACGGGTAATATTTAGGATTAATATCTTCAAGAAATGAAACGCGCCCCGCAGATAATCTACCAATTTCTTCAAGTTTACCTGGTTTTAAATTACGATTATTCACAAAGAAATCCTGTTTATGTATTTTCTGTTCTGCGGGAAGTAATAGGTTTAACACATCAATAATTTCAGTAGGTGAATTATTGATAGGGGTCGCAGATAAGAATAGCGCGCGTAAATTTTTATGATAATCCAATAAATATTGAATGGCAACTCCCCAATTATTTTTTTGAGCAGAATTATACACATTATGTATCTCATCACAAATCAATAATCCGTCTTTAAATTGCTCTAAAAATGCCTGATTAATTTGAATGCGCCCCTCTTCTATTAATTTTGAAATGGCGATTAATAAATTTGATTGAGTTTCAGAAGACTCTTCCACACCGAAGTTATCCGCAATTTCAAACTCTTCAATGTCATCCGCGGTTAACGGTGGCGGATTGGAACCTTTACTATTTTTCTTACTGGTCTTAACAGAATCTTTTGATTTCTTATCTACCACTTTAGCAACTGCTTCAATATCAGTAAGGTCAATGTCATCAGAAATAAATAGCCTGTTAACTAACATTTGGTATCCATAAAACTTAAAGAATCCTCCTTTTCGTTTATCAATAATTACGCGTTTTAAACTATTGTAATAATCGGCGGCGCGTTTAATATCTATATCCATTCCGGCCGATGCCGCCATACGCAGCCGATCTAATTCTTCTTTTTCTTCAACACTAACATACCCAAATTCCGGAAATTCCAACAATGTTTTAAAGAACACACTATGATTAAACCCAATAATAAATATACTGGGTGTCCCTTGGTCAAGTTCGGCCACTGCGCGTTTATCGACACGTAGCCGAATTTTTGCCATTTCGTATTGTTGCTTATAATTTTCAATAAACGTATTAGCTGCACTTAATGCTAATATGGTGTTGTGCGTACATACATAATCACCAAGTAAAAACCTGCGATTTCCATCAATCTCAAAGCCGTAGTAATCCCCAACTTCTAATTTGCGTATTATTAGTGGCAACAATAACGGGTCAGAGTTAGTGTTTTTACGGTATCGCGCGGGTATTTCTAAATGCGTATTTGTAGTTGGGATATTCCATAAGAAATCGCCGTGTATAGTAATATGATTGCGGAATTTTATAACCAACCCTATTGAACGCACTAATGCCGCCAAGTTGTCATAAAATTGCATACCCGTGTTATTTTTACTCATATCTCTATATCCCCAATTATCGTGTTTATGTACGTTAGATTTTATAGCATGTGGGTAATCAACACGATAATGCAAAGATTTTATATGTGTGGTAATATTAACTAATTTACCTAGCCCGTCTAAGATTCCGGCCAAAATTTCATATCGTTGAACTTTACTACCACGTAGATATGTTGAGGGAATATGTGGTATTATTTTTGATTCTTGAAATTCAATAGATATAAAATTAGATTCTGAATTATTAATATTTTTATTTTTAATATATGCACGTGCCCATGTGTCAAATTCGTCAATAGTATCGCGGTTAATTTGTACTTCTCCTCGCTGCGCAACAAATGCCACCCATAATCCCATTACATATGGCGGCGTAATATAATCGCGTTGTTTCATTTCTACACCGCAGCGGTATCCATAGTATTGTTTGTTAGCCCACAATATACGTGAATTATAATTAAGTATATCCATATCATACACATATTGCTGTGCGGGCTGTTCAAACCCATAAGAGTTAATGTGAGTGCGGTCGGTTTTTAGAGATAGGATATGACTTTCGTTACAAACAAAATTACCTCCGGGATACTGTACATTGTATAACATTTCTTGACCTGTTGCGGTAGATAATACTGTCCTTGACGTTCCGTCATCTCCCATTAATTTATCGCCCTTTTGTATATCTTGTGCAAGTTTTACACTACCGTTAAACAATAATACCGGTGTATTTTTTCCTAGACATTTACCGCTACCAGTGGAATGTTTGGCTAATAAACGTTTATATGGAGTATTCGGGTTCATCATATTTCGTGTAAATAACTGATGAGAATGCAGAGAAAGGTGTTTATTTTTGAAAGATAAATCTATATCCGCATCCTCATTCTCCCTTACATCCGCGGTATTATTTTCCTTACGTAATGTAAAGAACTCCTTGCGTGTTAAAATATCCTCATAGCTCTTTTTAATATCATAGTTGCTATCATGATTAATATCTTGCATTATTATAAACTTTATAGTGTTGGTTTAATAATCATATAGTATTTATATATTATATGTTAGAGTTGTTTTATCGCTTTTAATGTCAAAAAAATAATTATGTTGTGTGAGATATATGGTTCCCCAATAATCGTATTTAAATTTCATTTAATATGAAATGATAATGAGGCATCTTTTTTCGTTCAATATCAAGTAGTATTTTACTTAAGATAGTACTATACAAGTGAAGTTTACCATCACTAGCCGTGGTAATCATCATTACACCCTGACCGCCGCGAGCAAAATCAAAACCTTCAAGTGCAAGAGACGGTCCTTCAATATTAATACTACTGGTTAATAATTCCTGATGGCTGGCAGACGGGATAGACGTATTAGAATGTAGGGTTGTCCTCATGGAATATCCCGCAGCATGAGGATAAAACCCCGACTGACCACCATTTGAGTTAGATGGTGCTGTAGAACACGCCATAGATTCAGTGCGACTAAATGCTTCTTTTTCTAAATGTATATCTTCTTTATCTGTTTTTAATTCTTTATCAACACCGGTATTTTCAATCTCTTGGTTTGACATCCAAGTCGGACTCATTAAAAATTTATAATCACCGCGGTTTGGTACGCGTAAATGTATCATTATGTCTGTGGTACGCGGGCGTATGCGTATATAACCGAGTGTTTTACCATTCAAACTTACACTATCTAAAGAGTATTCTTTATCTTTCATCTGCTGGGCGACGTATGATTGAGTTAGCATTCTTGCTTCCGTTGTGTTCTTTAATTCACTGTTGTAATTTGGCGCATAGCGATTGGCGCCATAATTTAAATAACCCTCACTGTTAAAACCAACACAAACAATAAATATTACTACAATCAGTGATGCGATTAACAGACTATAATTAGTTTTCATGTCTGTGGTATTGTTGGTGTAGTATTTAGTATTGTTGGTGTAGTATTTAGTATTGTTGGTGTAGTATTTAGTGATATTATATATTACCGCACACTATTACCGCACACTATTACCACACACTATTATCGGCACCAGTAAATATGAACCTTATATATAATATAATATTTATAATGATGATTAATGTAAATGAATACTCAAAAAAATAATACAACAATATAATAATATGTTTGAAATTTTTATGTGTGATGGTGTTGTTTTTGATAGACATCAACACACTATGTAATTTGTGAAGCGTTTGAGCGAAGCGTTTAGGTGAGGTGTCCCGCCGGCTTTATGTATGTAAACTTATTTAATTCCTTCCGTTCTGCATCAGCGTTTAAAAGAGCAGTGTGGAATTCTTTTTTTTCTGAAGCACTTACGCTCCACATCTTGTCTACATTCCCAAAGATATCTTTTAGTAAAATTCTGGTATTGTCATCATCCTGTCCAAATTTAATTGTACTACATAAAATTCTTGTATATTTGTTCAATTTAAAACCTTCGTGATCTATACCATAACTAACCATGTGTACTAAATTAATCCGAATGTTTTCGTCAACCACAGCCCCCCGTTTCATTAAAAACTCAACGAGTTCAGGGGCTCCCTCCGTTTTCCAAACATCATTTGTAAAAATAAGCGGGTTGAGTTGTCGTGGCCCAATCGGAGCAGTAACATCCCAGCCATTTTTATAAAATTCTGACAATTCAGTCAAATTTTTACTTTTTAATGCTTCAATAATATCTTTTTCAGTAAATTTCAATGTTTTTGATGTATTATTGTTGCTGTTATCCGTAATGTCGTTAATTTCAGCTTTGCCGGACATTTGCGAAATATTAGAATATGCGGGTTAAATGTGTAAAAATACCAAAGAATCAACAATTTAGATGTTAGTGATTTTATAATTAAAAAAATATTTTCATTTTTTTTTTGACTAAGGGCTTATGTGTATTTATAAACCCATGTATGGGCCATATGGTCGGTGGGGGAATAAGAACGAGGGCTGGATATTACCCGCATCAAGCTTAGTTTCATCCCATCTTATATCGTTTTTCGGCTTAGGGTCATAATAATGAAAATCGCCTAAGTATCCGTCGTTTTGGGCACATGGCGGAATAACAGGATAACTTGGCATATTCATATTGGTGTAAATATCGTCATCGGGAAGAGGCTGAAAATCAAATATACTTCTAGCATTTATATTCTCAATCTCTAATTCTGTATTTTTGCGATTTTTATTGCCGTTATCGTTATTGGGCTTTTTGCCATTGTTTCTGGGGCGGCCATTATTTTTAGGCTTACCGCTAGCACCTTCCGATAACATCACCGTATTATAGTAAGCGGTGTTATCAACATCATTAGTACTTGTAGGATAAAAATATGAATCTTTAACTTGATTATTATAGGAACACCAAACTATTAGTATAATCACAATCAATATCAAAACCGCAAATACGGCATCGCCGCTTTTAAACATTCTATCATGTTCACTCATTTTTTATGATTTTGTATTATATAATTTATACCGTGATGTAAAATCTACAATATACGTTGTGTTTTATGTAATATATTATAGATTATACAAAGATAAATAAAAAAGAAAGTTATTGTATAAAAATATATAGCTATCATATAGGTTATATTAATCCACCTCGCCCCTCCTATAGTGATTATCAATCATCATAATAATCGTCATCTTTATTAAAATACGAACTAATAATGGCATCTGCATTATCCGGGTCTGCGCCGCATGCATCCACCACGTCCATTACTTCATTAATACGGTCCATATATCCTTCCACATATCCGGGTTCTTTATCAATAAAATGATAATCAATACGAAACAATTTCCACGGCAACACACAGTATGGTTTAAAATTTCCAAAGCAGAAATCGAAAAACTCATCATAATTTTTTTGTAATAATTCACCATGATGGGCGATATCACCTGCACCGCGAACTGCTATTTCACTATACCACGGCACTAATACCCCATTAATAAATGCGCGAAGCATACATTCAAATATTGCATCCGGCATTTCACCAGCATCAACAACACCGACTGTTTCCATCTCGCGAAAATACTTAATCAATATGCGGATATCTGATTGGTGTTTTTTATTGCGGGATTGTGTGGGGTCAAAATAAAACCCTATAAACCCCATTGCAATTGGGAGTTTACCGCCACATCGTGTTTTTTGCGTGAAGGTCTGCGTGAAATCGTCATTGTCTATTTGCAAATCTAAATAACAACACCTTCTAAAAATTGCCTCGGTATATAGTCCTACATCCGCAATGGGTATAGTGTCTAATCCCGTTTTAACTTGCGGAACATACCACTTAGGCGGTTCTCTACCCGGGTGCCTACTAAATGGGCATTTAAATTCATGCAATACTGTCTTCTCTTCCGGCAAAATTACTACTCGTTGAATTACTGTTCCGTCGGGTTGCGTTTCTTCAATAGTATGTTCATAATTAATCATCATTGTAGATAAGCCATCTGGGGAATAAGACTGTCGCTGCGATTGTCCTAAAATCCAGATCTCGGTTCCGATAATTTTTATATTTTTATCATATTCAATAAATGTTTGAATAACCGGCTCAAATAAATTTCCCCAATGAGTACGGTAATCACCCGACCATTTAGTTATTCCCACTTTTGATTCAATTAATTCCCTAACTCCTTTAAAAATACTAGACCCTATCAATGACGCCATTTCTGAACCGCCAATTGTTTTGCGTTTTTTGTCTAACCATTCTTCACCGCCCTGTTTTGGGCCTTCTTCGTATAGTTTTACATAGTCTTCAACCTGTCTTTGTTTAAATGATATTTTAGGTGGAGCGGGGTAATCACTGCAAAATTTAGAAATTAGAGGATTTAATTCCGACTCGGTGAATGGTATGAATTCATATGTGTTTATATTGCTCATTATTTATAATATTGTGGTATTATTGCTCTATATCGTCAAAATAGCAACAATATTATTATTTACATTTATCTGTTCAAATTTCTAAATCTAATTAAAAGGTTATTAATATAATTATAAAAATTCGTATTTTATAGTGTTGTTGTAAAACGCATTTCAAATATATATATACTTCTAACCGACATGGTAGATGTGTTTGTAATTTTACCGGACCAACTATTTTACACAAATGAAGCGCTTGGTATCATTCTAAATGATAATATTAGTCATGTTTATATGTTTGAAGACCCATTGTATTTTACAAAATGGAAAAGCCATGCATCTAAACTTGCTTTACATCGCGCATCAATGCAACGATATTATAAAATGCTAAGTAAAATTACAAATGTGCATTATATACAATTGACCAATATATCAACTAATTGGATTGATTATTTAGAAAAGAAAGTGTCGCCAACATCAGTGGAGATGTTTTATCCAAGTAGTATTGATGAATGGGGAACTAAAATATATAAAGTATCATTCACCGGCCTCCCAATTAAATTTCATGAGACGCCCGCATTTTTACTAGAATACAAATATATACACGAATTGTATAAATCGCGCAATAAAATGACATTTAATATATTTTATAAGCAAGTGCGTAAAGACTTTTTTATACAACTCAATCCACGCGATGTAAAAGGCAAATATCAACCCCTCGGCGGTCAATGGATTTACGGGGAAAACGCACATAAACCTATTCCTACAGGAACCGAAGTTCCAATACTACCGACATTACCTAATAATGAAGAATTTAAACACACGTGTGAGTATGTGAAAAACATACCAACTAACGGGGATGTCCAGCGTTACCCTATAGATGGAAAAGAAGCATTAGAATGGTTTTCGCATTTTATAAAAAATAAGCTTATGGGGTATGGTGGAAGACAACTAACTTGTATTATTGGCGCGGAAAATAGTATCACAAATGACATTAGTAAAACTTTATTTCATTCAGTTATGTCGACTTCTATGAATATTGGAATTATAACTCCAAAACAAATACTTACCGAACTATTTTTAGCATTTAAACATAATGACGGAAAAATGCCGATGGCGTCGTTTGAGGGGTTCTTCCGTCAAATAATCTGGCGCGAATATACCAGAATGATATATACAACCGCACCTGTGCGATTACTTGAATTACCAAATTATTTTAATGCCAATTGTAGCGCCGGAGACGTGTGGTATAAAGGCACTACACAAATGGAACCGGTGGATATGATTATTAAAGATGTTCTCGCGAATGGATATGCACATAATACGCAACGTTTATATTGGGTAGGTGCATATATGATGATGCAGCAAATTCATCCAATTGATATTCGTAATTGGTTTTTAGGTATGTTCGCCGATGCATACCCATGGTCTGTTATACCACACATACTATTAATGCATGGGTCGCCTGAATTTGGGGGTTCACTACCCTTACGTATGTCAAACTTTTTAATTAACACATCTAATCTTGGAAAAAATAAAAATGTTCTATGGTATAATAAATGGGATTTATTGTATTATTTATTTATGGGGCGTAATGCTAGTAAATTAAGCAGAGACAACTCTAAATTATTAAAACAATGGAAAGCTAAACCTCTGGCTGAACGTAAAAAAATATTGACTACTGCTAAAAGTGTATTGATTGATAAATCTGCAATTATGACAAATCAAACTTTGAAGTCTGATGTGAAACCTAAACCGCAATCTAATGTGAAAACTAACGTGAAGTTTGATACAAAACCTAAACCGCAATCTAACGTAAAACCTATTGTAAAGTCTAAATCGCAATCTAACGTGAAGTCTGATACAAAACCTAAACCGCAATCTGGTGTAAAACCTATTGTAAAGTCTAAACCGCAATCTAACGTAAAACCTATTGTAAAGTCTAAATAGTAAATTTACAGTAATTATAAAAAAAAATAATAAATTATTTTTTGAAATATTGTTTAGAAATACGATGCACCCTCTTTAGCATATGTTAATGCACCCTCTTTAGCATATGTTAATGCACCCTCTTTAGCATATGTTAATGCACCCTCTTTAGCATATGTTAATGCACTTTCGCTGGCATTGCAACCATATGCACCCTCTTTAGCATATGTTAATGCACCCTCCGCCATAAGAAGTTCTTCATCAGCACTAGCCGACGCACTTTCCTTATTCCACGTAAGTGCGCGATCGCGCGGCTTCCACCCAAGCCCGCTAAGTACGGAATCCCATACACGCGCACCTTCACGCTTACCCCACGTAAGCGCACCTTCACGCTCACCCCACGCAAGCGCACCTTCACCCGCAGTAAGAAGTTCTTCATCACTTGTCGCAACAGAATCGGACTGCTTTGCCGTGCTATTATTGGCATTGCTACTACCCGCAGGCATCATGTTCATAACAACAAACACTAATACAAGAACAATTACTAATAATATTATTTCTCTTGAATAGGTCTTAAGTTTATTTTTATCATCCACCATGCCATTGCTATCCCCATTCGTTTGTCCGGGGCCCGCAATGTCAGATTCATCATCGCCCGTATTCTTGTTCCCCTTCCCTCCGCCACTCACTTCATACCAATGGGCGTTCATATTGATAGTTATTAAATATTAAACTACGTTAATGGATTAATAGATTAGGTTATATATATATGCATATACGATGAAAATAAAAAAATAATTAATAAAAATTTTTATTAATTATGTTGATACACTCAATTATATGTATGTGAAAATACTATATAACTAAATAATAATGCCTCCGCGATGCTACCTATAACACACGAAAAGTTTATAATATTTTAGGCATTTAAATTACTTCTACATATTTAATTAAACAAATACCAACCATATTAATAATAAATTAATTAAGCAACTATTTACATGCAAAAAATGTCATGACGGTACCACAAAAAAAGAATGTAACAAGTTATGGGGTCATCTGTTGTAGAATTAACAACACTTCAAATCACATGGAAACACTATTAATTTCTAAACGATACACTTATGAATATTTTGAATTTGTACAGGGAAAAAAATTTACTATAGGTAAGAAAATTCCAACCAATGTAATTATGTCAATGCTTAATAAAATGACGTTAGATGAAAAAATGGACATCCTATCTCTGAACTTTGACCAGATGTGGTACCGCATTTGGCTAACGGAAAATAAACATGCTACTTATTTTCAATCTAAAACTAAGTTTGAACAAATATTTTTAGCAGATGATGGTGAATGGTTAAAATCACTAATTTCTAAATCAACAAATTCAGATAGGATATGGGAAATACCCAAAGGCCGTAAAAATAAAAACGAACCTGATATTAATTGCGCTGTTCGCGAGTTTGGTGAAGAAACAAATATTGAGAAAAAATATTATAAAATATACCCTAATTTAAAACGTAGTTATACATTTGAGGATGCCGGCGTTATTTACACATTCACATACTTTTTGGCTATAACACGGCGCGTTATCCGCCCGCAGGTTGACCTTAAAAACATGCAACAGTTAATTGAAATTAATGATATTAGATGGGTGGATTTAAATACTATTAAAATATTGGATACCACAGGGAGGTTAGCGCCGTTTTTAGCGCCGATTTTTAAAATGATTAAGAAAATAGCATTTGTACATTAAAGAATAATTTAATATTATATAATATTTTTTTTATTAAATAGATAATCATCAAATTATTCATCAGTTAATATAGAGTTTAATAAACATGTCGGGAAGGACGGTATGGGGTTCTTGCGGGGGATGTGATATTATTGGTGGTGCGCGTCAAAGTCAAGCATGTGGAAGTCGTAATTCTGCGGAATGGTCTCCTACAGGTCGTGAGAAAGGTTGTGATTTTATGGGTTGTAGATATCAATGCGATTGGGGAAGGCAGTGAAGTCAATATTAATAAAGATCTCAACATTGCACAATCATTTGCCGCTTCAGTTAATTGCATGTCATCCACTGAAAATATGGCCGATCTTAAGCAAAAAATACAAGCCGCGGCAGAACAAGTAGCCAAAAACCAATTAGAATCAGCATCGTCCTTTTTTAATGTTAATATTAGTACTAATGTGAGTAAGGTTAAGCAGATTGTAGAGACTAACTTCAATTTCTCAGACATTCAAGATTGTTCTACTAACATTGCGCAGAAAGCTAACATCATAGCAAAAGGGGGTGGTAAAGTTAATATCGGCGGTGAGGTTAATATTCAGCAAGAGGCGCGTACTGTTGTTGAATGTATTAAGAAATCTAAAATGGTTAGTACTATTTCAACGGAAATGGCTAATATGGTTTCACAGGAGATAGAAAATAGTTCATTAAGTTGGTTCAGTTATATCATTATGTTTGTGCTAATTATTGCAATTATCATCGCCGGCGTCACTATATATAAATATTCACAGGGGTCTAATAACCAACAAATGTATGACGGACAAATATTTAGCGAACAAATAAATGGCGAACCCACAATAATATCTGACGAGTAATAACAGTAAACTTATTGACCCCAATATGTTAAAAAAATAAATAGTTAATGAGTTATCAATAGAACGACAATAAAATCATAAATTCTTATTTTTTATATTTTCTAAGCACCAGCATACATAACATATCATGAAACATCTGGTCATTAAACCTATCAATTTCTTCTTTAGTAATTCCAGCCAAGTCGGTACTTAAATTATCACGCGAACCAAATCGCCGAATACGTGTAGGGTCGCGTAGCGTAGCATCCGGCTCAATATATGTCCAACTATTAGCCGCATAATTGCGAATTTCTTTACGTCCGGGAAATATAAGCGGGTCGTGATAATAAGTACATGTCTCAATACGATTGCAGTTTTGCTCAAATTTACATGCTTTAACACGCATAGGGTTTTTTTGATTATTATAAATTTTACCAATATTGCCGTGGAATATCTCACTATTAATTACCATAGCAAAATGGTCAATAGGTGTAATGTAATAAAGCACCCCACGGTCTATTACCGATTGAATACTATCCACAACAATGGCATCTAAATAAACATCTGCATTAAAATAAATTTTAACCATAGGAGGTAAGTATGGCGGATAGTGTGGGATTTGATGGGTAGTTTGTGGTATATGTGGTGTGTTTATAAAAGGTATATTTGCATGAGCCGGCGGCACCAATCCCGGTGGTACTTTAATGTCTAATTTTCCACATAGTGCAGATGCTATTGTGGGTGATTGTGGTATTGCCGGCGGTGGCGTTGTATTTCTAAGAAGTATAGTTGGGGTATTATTTGATTTACCCCATACTTGCGCGGGTGGGATATCGGTTTTTACCGTATTTATAGTTATGTTTGTGTCTACGGATTGCTGTTGTAATTGACTACCCACATTAACGTTATTTTTTCCAACATCCGGCAGATTTGTCAATAACTTATTTTTCCACGATAGCGTATTAGTTAAATTATTCATAACATCATCTATTTTTTTAATATCTGCAGCCTGCATTTCTTTGGCTTTATCTATCTTAGTATTTAAAACACTTGTTGCCTCATTTAGAAATTGTTTTAATTTTAGTAATTCATTAATAGATGATGAGCGATTACGCATTAGTTCTATATCTATTAAATTATTCGAATCTGTAGTTTGTATGGCATGTTTGCCGAGTTCATCTATGGTACTTTTGATATATGAAATTAAATTATCACACATAGTTAAATATGCGATAATATGTCTGTGATAATACCGTTTTATCTAAAAATTCTAATTTATACACATAATATACATACTACCTATTATCTCTTTAATACGTGTATTTTTTTATATCCAATAATATATAATTTAATAATCATATCCATTAATACATTTATTGATTATCCATAGGTTATTAATTTTGCAGATTCATAATCATGCAATACATTCCTGAATTTAATGTTGGCGGTAATCCACCATCCGCATCAAATACCCCGGGAGATGAAACCGCCATGTCGTCATCATCTAATAATATAATACGAATGGTATTAGGCATCGTTGGTCTTTTAATTATTATTGCAGCAGGTATAGGTGGCTTAATGGCCGCCGGTGTTTTTGACGAAAAATATATAGTACACAATACCACATATTTGGCTTGTGGTAATGCTAACGGCGCGTATGATATGATAAATATGGACGAATACGGCGTGATGGGTTCGCAATCATCAGCGTCAGTACCGGCGCCATGTTCTATAGTTGACCAAATCCATGAAAGTTTAGCATATGACTGTTATACTAAACCCGACGCATTTTTAAAAAAACTAGATAGGCCGTATCAACCTTATGGTGTTGACGGTATTGGGGTACTTTCTAATACCACGGTGTAAATGTGTATGTTAGTGCTCACCCGCACTTTCAACATACCACAATATAGATTATTTTTTTATTATCAAATAGTATTTTCTAATATATATCATCTCAACACAGTGTAAATATGAATTCACAACAGGCTGTTTTAATCGTAGCATTTTTAATCTTATTATTAGTAGTTGTTTTATATTACTCAAATCCCAACAATCAATCTAATAGTAATGAACACCGATATTTAAGTCAAGAGCGCCGCATTCCGGTATTATATCCTAGTAAACATGACGGAGAATATGACGTGTTTTACAATACAGTACTCAACGATAGATATGCGGGATGCTTTGGTGCGGCAACCCAACCTACGGGTAGTATTTCAGAGGGAACTCTTCCGTTATTTTACAATCATTCTATTAATTCAATGTCTGAGGTGTCTCCCGCGGCTTATAATCAACAATGGTATGGTCCGCATTCCGGATATTTAAACTAAAATATACCACACTACACACTCACACCACACTAACAAAAAAAATAAATTAACAACAGGAATATTATTTAATTAAATATATAACCCAACACCCATAACCCAACACTCATAACCAAATAATGAGTGCGCCGGAATCAAATGCGGAACTCAAAAAGACATTTATGTTAATGGGCGTTTTTGTGGTCATGATATTAATTATGTTTTATAGTACTTGCGGTGAGCATTATAGTACGCCAGTTGCAACTAATACTCCTATGATGTCGGGATATACGCAAACTTATGATTACATTATTCAACACCCAAAAATGTTATGTCCCCGTAAACCAAGAACGTGCGGGTGCGAAACATTAGAGCGGGATTATCCAGTATGGAAACGTGATGAAAAGGGCAATCAGGTTATGTACGCGAAAGACGGCAGACTTAATATCCAGACTGCAGATGAGCATTTAGCAAATCCTAACTTTAAGCCGTATGGCTGGCGTCATCACCAATACACCGGCGACCCATATAAAGCACACCGCTGGTATAATAACCCCGACACCATGGATGGGATATGGCCCACTAATTCTATATTTAAATTTAACGAAGAATGCGTGTTTGGCGATGAGAGTTTGCCAACTGCAGTTGCCCGATCTACAGGCTATGATGATTTAGTTGATAATGACGGGGTTGATGGTAATTTTCAATATCCAGATTCGGTAGGTAGTCATATGTCAAATTAATATTTTACTGTTTATAAATTATTTTTTTTTTAAATTACAAACTACATAAACTAACACACAATAATATAAAATTTATGTTAAAGTTAAAACACCGCAATAATATATAATATTTTTATCAAAATGGCAAACGCTAATAACCCCAATGCTTCACAAAATATAGGATTATTTACCCCACGCCCGCGTGCATTGCCCCTTAAAGAATCCCACGCATTAGTCACTATTTTTATACAAGATATTATATGCGGCAAGAAGGCGGACCTTAGCAAACTGCAGCATGTGAAAGATTTTGATATCACACTAGACATGCAAAATATTCTTGATGTTCTTAGTAAATTACTATATTATCGCTTTTATCGTCATAATCATTTTGTACATGAACTCAATATAGCATCATTACTTAAATTATTACATGACAATTATAAATTCGGCATAACTCATGAAATGGATAAGTTGTTAAACATATGTTTTGCACGGGCAATAAACAATTATATACATATTCATGTTAGTTATTTTATTGATAAAGAAAAGGTGCTAAGTGATAACGACAATTTAGACATTCCGGAAAGAAGCGAAAAAACAATTATATCATATTGTGAAAAATTAATAATTCAATACAGGGAAGTATTTGGAATTATGCCATCAATCACGCTTATAGAACAGTATCGCAATTTTAAACAACTCGAAATTAATGACCGCCAAATGTATAATGCGATTGCCGAACACGGGTTTACCAAAAAAGCCCAAGAATTATTTAATAAAAGTTGGCCTATTTTTATACAAGTATATCCGGCCGATAATACAGAAAAGCGGTATGAGATGATTAAAAACGACCTTGGTAAGTTAACGGCCGAACAATGTAATAAGTTTATAAATGGCATTAACCCCGATAAATATGATAAACTAATTGATATAGTGTCTGCGGTTGTCTCTAAATTTAATGATGGTAAATAAAAAAATGATTTTATATGATTTGTTATTATCACATAGAAACACAAATACGCAAATTTATAAACAATGGCGGGCTATAAGCAAATAATAAACATAGACTTATCTAATCGCGACGTTTATGCTGTTGATGTCCACCCATCACCAACGGTAGGAATAAATTGTATTAAATCTATTGAAAAAATTACAAAAAACAATTATATTAATCACCTAACCGGTAATAGCGGATGGTTCATATTACAAAATTCCGATGCCAACATCTCTATATTTAATACTATAAAATCATTAACTAACCGCGAACGAATTATATTTAATTTTCACAAGACTAAAATATTTATGAAAGAATATGAGTATAATTGTTTTATTTATAAACATAAAAAGGGGTGGCAAACCTTACGTAATCGGCGAACTTTTCAATACTATTTTAGTGGGTGTGGTAAAGACAGCGAATTAGATGGAAAGGATTTAATAGTTGTTGCTATTGATAGGATAAAGTTAGATGATTAGTAAACCGTTAACATATATTTTTTTAAAAATGAAACATCATATCGTTTATTATTAACAGTGTGAGTGGGAAACTAACATTTATAGTATTACTGTAAATAACATGGCCGCTAACGATATATTAATTGATATAGACATAACAAATTATGATATTTATTTAGTTCATGGTCAAAATATTTATTCACGAAGAACTATATATTATCTTTCCAAACTTACAAAAAATAATGCGGAGAATATCTTAACGCGATGTGATGAACGACCCCATATATATGAAGCACTAAAGAATTCATATTGGTTCATACTGCAATACACTAATCACACTAGTCCGCTAATTAACACGATTAATAGTCTGCAAGATAATGAAAATCTGCAACTTACATTTCATGGAGTTAAACTGCGGTTTCATGGAAGAGCAACATATACAAAATTTTATCACCCTCCGGACCCCACCACGGGGCGGCATTATGAGGACAGTCATAATAGTATAACATTTTTCGATTTCTTCCAAGAAAACAAAGACCACCCACTGAATGGAAAAAAATTATTTAGTTTTGAAATTTAAGATTGATATGGGTGTGGGTGCAGATATGGGTGTGGGTGCGGATATGGGTGTGGTTTATTGTTTTTTATATTATTTAACCACCCTATACATAATGGCCGTACCCGCAGTTTCACTTGTGCGATGAATACGCACTACTTGCCCTGACCGTGCGCCGATCCAAACAATCGCAGTGTCGTGTGATAGTATTTTGGGTAGTTTAGATTTCTGCGTTTTAAGTGTAAATAACAATTTATCTAATTCAGCACTTGGTATAATTTCATGTTTGTCCATTAATTCATGCTTAGGAAATTCAATGATAAATTTATGGTATGAATAGTTCTCAATATGATAACGCGCATCCCGCGTAAATTCACGTACTGCTTTACGTAAATGGGTGTTAAGCGGCTGTTCTGTTACAGTGATAAGTTCATGATTACCTTTATCTAATGTTTTAGTAGTATCTTGTAGTACTTTTTTAAAAGCCGGTGTTTTTAATCCCTTGAGTGAATTTTCATTAAACTGAACGACAACCACTCCGATGTTTTTAATTTCCACACCATCCGCACTGTTAACTTCAATATCGCGCGTACCAGAAATAATAGTATATTCCTGACTTGCCATATCTTCTTGAAATTTTCGCATATCTGGTGTTTGTTCGGTTTTTACACCACGATATCCAAACATCGCAAAGATATTTTTATATACCTCTACCGGCACGTCTTTGTTCATTTTTTGTGTGTTATTGGGCGGACAGAAGTTATGCGAACTTTAATAAACTGCACTTTCGCAGACTTTAATAAACTGCACTTTCGCGAACTTTAATAAACTGCACAACAGTAGTATTATATCATAATATACTTATTTTCAATTCATTTTTAATTTCTGTAAATTTACTTACCGGTTTTGTATCTTGATTATACTTTTATATTATGTGTGGTGTGAATTAATTATTTATTTTTTTCAACTATTTGATTTTATATCTACTAATATATAAAGCAATTATTAGATAACAATACTTGATAGTTAAAGTAAATATAAAATCATGTTGGGCGGAGACGGGTTCATGGATACACTCCAGAGTTTGGATAAGAAGAACGTTTTTATTGCCGTACTTTTAGTGGTAGTATTTATCTTAGTAGTGTGGATCGCCTCCCTACTGAGTAAGTCCGAGTCGGCCGCCAACGGCCCCGTGGATGAACTTCTTATGGGACCTTCGTCAAATCAGTCTATTTCAGTTCAGCAGTTCGATGGTGCTAACATGGGTGCTGGTAGCAATGCCGATGCTCAGCGTCTTGCCAACGCGTCGGCCGGCGGTGCCCCGGGCAACTTTGTGTCTGAACTCGCATTAGGCGGTCAGGCAGCACACCTCCGGTGGTGTGGAGTTGATGATATCAACTCGTACAAGGCCCGCGGTTATGTTGCGGGCAAGAACCCGCAAGGATGGGTCCTTAACACTAACTACGAGGGAGAGCCGTCTCTCTCCAGTGTTGGTGTTGGACGGGAGGGCGCCCGCGCCGTTCCGGACATGGAGGCCAGTATGAAGATGGTCGGTCTCTAAATTAATATAAATAATAATGATACGCAAAATTAAAAAATATTAAAATAATCTTTTTTTTAAATATTTATATGATATTCAAATTAATACCCTAATCACTAATTAAAACATATTAAAAAGATAAATAACATTATATATAATAGTTAATTACAAGAAGCAATGATTGTTAATGAAGAAACCGTGGAGACCCCCACTATTGAAGGTGGTGGGTGGAAGAAGAATATGATGAACTTATTTGGTGAAAATAAAACACCAACGGTGCACATCATAGCTGTCTTGATTATTCTAATTATAGGATATTTAGTGTATACCAATACTAGTAATAAAAATAAGTCTAGTAAAAAAGGAAAGATGACTAATAAAAAATCAAAAAATGATTCGTCCGATTCGGATGAATCAGACGACGATCTTTCTGAAGAGATTGATGAATTAATTGAAGAAATTAATAAAGAACAAGAAGATAAGTAAATACACACATTAGTGTCATTAATTACAATAATTATTTTTTCACTTAGAGAATTAACAATAATCTTTAACAATCTAGTAGTCGGGTTATAATAAACTCAAATATAAAAAATTGAACTATTTAACCTGATATAAGCAATCTACGATTAATAATACCATAATCTAATATTTGTAGTATTTAATCCTAATTGAGTTATAAAATGCCCCCTAAAATTACGAATAAAACTGTGGGTAAGACTATGAAGCCTCTTAGTGTAGAAGAAAAGTATCAAGGCGGTGGTATTCGTGAAGCGGTATTAGTGGGTCGTAAAGGCATGTGGGCGGGGTCGCAAGACCAAACGTCAAATAAAGAATATATAATGAATATTAAAGCCGGAAAACCCGAGATTGATTATATTGATATTGTGTATCCACCTGCGCTTTACAAAATATTTGATGAAGTTATTGTTAATGCGGCGGACCATCATAATGAACATCCAACTAAAGTTAACCGTATTGAAGTTGACTTCAACCAAAATACTGGTAGATTTTCGGTTCTTAATAATGGCCCTGGTATTGAAATTGTTCATCACACCACAGCGGGTATGTGGGTCCCGGAATTTATATTTGGTGAGTTTCATTCAACATCTAACTTTGTTAAAGATGCCGAAAACACAAAGGGCGGTACTAATGGATTAGGTGCAAAACTTACTAATGTTCTTAGTACAGAATTTACAGTAGAAACTGTTGATGACCGTACTAAACAGAAATATATTCAAACATGGCGAAATAATATGAGCATTAAAGAACCGCCGATTATCACGCCATGCACTGACTCCCCGTATACAAAAGTATCGTTTATTCCCGACTATGTGCATTTTCAATATGCAAATGGTTGGTCTAAAAACATATTTACAACACTTATCGGTATGATTCGCATGCGGATGTTTATGATTTCTGCCGCGGTTGGTAAAAAGTGTAAAGTTGTATTTGGTGGTAATGAAATTCCAGTTTCGTGTATCGGCGATATTGCCGATATTATGTTTCCAAAAGAAGACATTTTACGTACAACAATTACACCAAAACCTAAATCTAAAGTTGCCGCAGAAAACAACCCATGGGAAGTATGTATCGTTGTTACCGATAGAGTGTTTGACCGCAATGAACGTTCGCTTAGTAATATTAACGGCACTATTGCACGACGTGGCAAACATATAAAGCATTTGTCTGATTTATTATACGACGGATTGAAAATGAAACTAACACGCGAATTTAAGAAAGATTCAGGGCTAAAGTTCCACCCAACGCTCATTACCAATAATATCTTTATTTTAGTTAATGCACGTATGCCCGGCGGTGATTGGAGTGAACAAAAGAAACATGAGTTTGAAATTTCACCCGATAAACTTGCGCGATTTAACATAATGCCGCAGTTTATGACTGATGTGTACGATACAATTAAAGAGCGTGTAATTGCGAAATTACTTGTTCCTGCAAAACGCAAGAAAGCCGTAGTTGATTATGATAAATATGAACCGGCGCAAAAACTGGGTCCCATGTCAACATTATTAGTAATTGAGGGAGATTCGGCAATGACGCAAGTGCGTGATGGTATTAGCAATAATCCTGACCTAGGTTTCACACACTACGGTATGATTAGCACCGGTGGTGTTATTGTTAACGCGTTTAAGAATTCTAAAATTCATCAGACCGCACAAGGTCGCGGCATCGCAATGAATAAAACAATGGAGGGAAATAAATTTCTAAAGTCGTATATTGATGCGTTGGGTGTTAATATTAACTTTGATTATGACCCAAACTCCAAAGGGTACGCTGCCGAAATGGCAAAACTTAATTATGGTCAAGTTGTCGTTTGTACTGACCAGGATTTAGATGGATTTAATATTAATTCACTATTATTGGTATTACATGAACAATTAACTCCCAAGTTATTTAAAACCGGATTTGTTAAGCGATTTAATACTCCGGTTGTGCGTGCATATGCAAATGCTGGACCAAAAGTATTTGAGTTTTACACCGATCTTCAATACACGGACTGGTGCAAAACGCATGATGAGTCAAAATATGATGTGAAATACTATAAGGGTTTAGCAACGCATAATGAAGAAGAAACAATTCATATGTTTAAAAGTTTTCATGAGCACTTATACACTTTCACACCGGATGAATCATATAAAGAACATTTAAAAATATTTTACGGCGATGATACCGCACCACGTAAAGTAGAACTGGCGAAACCGCTTGAAGAATTATCTCCGGAATGTATAATTGAGCAGTTAGAAGATTTATCATATAATATTACAGACTGGCTCAATCATCAAAGTAAAGAATATCAGTTAGATAATATTCAACGTAAGTTAAATCATGTTATTGACGGCGAAACTGAGTCTGCACGTAAAATCCATGATGGAGCATATAAAGCATTTAAGACACGGTCAACCATGAAAGTCGCACAACTTACGGGCTTTATTGCAGAACACGAGAGTTATCATCATGGAGAAGGCGGCCTTGCTGACTCTGTTACAGGTAAAGCATTTATTGCGGTTGGCGGCAAACAATTGCCTATTCTTTTACCGAATTCTAACTTTGGTAGTCGCAATATGGGAGGCAAAGACGCGGGTGCGGCGCGATATATCTTTGCGCGATATAATCGGCCGCTTATGGATGCATTATTTCCGAATGCAGATTATTACCGATTGAAATTTGTATCTAGTGAGGGCGAAATTGCGGAACCGGAGTTCTTCGTGCCGATTATACCCACTGCGATTACCGAAACTACGGAAATTCCGGGTACTGGTTGGAAACTTAAATTGTGGGCACGGGATGTATTTGATGTTATTAGCAATGTACGCCGACTTATTATGATTGATGATAAGTCCGATATTGTCAGCATGAGACCCGCGATGTATCGCCATCTTGGATATACCGGCGAAATTCGCAATGTCGGCGCAAAGCCTTATTCGTTTGGCATATATACATATGATGAAAAAACAAATACAGTCCATATTACAGAATTGCCTTTAACCACGTGGACTGAAAAGTTTGTTTCAAATATTAAGACTAATAAAATGGAAATCATTACACGTACAAGGGCTACAGCGAAAGCTGGAGCTAAGAAGGCTGCCGCCAAAGCAACTCCTAAAAAAGCACCAGCTAAACCGGCAGAAACATCAATTAAAATTATTAAGAGTATTAAGAATAACTCAAATGCTAAAAGGGTCAATATTATTATTAAACTATACCCGGGTGCGATGAAACACATGAAAGGAAATCATCCATATACAGATGAAATTGAAGAGTATTTTGGATTGCGAACGCCACTTAATCATAATATCAATTTGATAGGTGCAGAAAATAATGTTATAGAATTCAAGCGTTATGAAGACATTATTTATACATGGTTTCCAGTTCGCAAAGAATACTATAAACTGCGGATTGATTATGAGTTGTTGGTGTTAGAACTAAAAATTCGCAGAATTAAAAATATCATTCGGTATGTTGATGTGTTTGAGAAACTTAAAATTCCTAAGAAAGATGAAGATAGTGCAAATGATATTCTAAATCGGTATAAGTTTGACACTTTTGATAGTGCGCTTTTAGATTCACCTAAGCGTACACCATATGAAGAATTAGAACGGCGTGTTTTACATGGCAAGAATTCCACATATAATTATTTACTGGCAACCACTGATGCGGGTAAATTAACCAGTGCAATAGCCGCACGTGCGGATAAGTTATCAAAATTAGAAGAAGAATTAAAGCTTCGTCGGATACGTGCACATGAGGGGCGATTCTATGGAGCGCGCGTCTGGTTGGATGAGTTAGACGAACTTGAAAAGGTAATTAAGTTGGGAGAAAAAACAGAATGGCAGTATAAAAAACAAACGAAACGACAGTTTACATAGTTTAGTTAATAATGTCGTTGTTTAACATATATTTTTTTATCTACAAATCAAAGATATAATATTTACACAATAACACAAGCACATGATTTTTTTCTTTTTCTAGGTGGGACGCGCCATTCTCGCTTTGGTTTATATTCTGGATTACCAAATAACTGACTTACTGAATGCCCGATAGTATTTGCCGAGTCATCTGGTTCATCTGAATACACTAAACTATACTGTGTTTCAGGTACAAATGCAGGTTCGGCATCGTTGATGGAAATCGCGGGTGTATTTGCGGCATTGGTTGATTGCGCCTCTTCACAATCATAACATAAACCACGCCATTTTCCGCGCCTGCGGGTATATTTTTTACATTCAAGACATATAACTAGTTGATTAAATTTGCAATTATTGCATTTGTATATATCATCAAACGACATTTACAAAATAATGCAAATTATATTATTTGATTTATTACAAATTAACAAAAAAAAATAATCTTACCAATCTTACCAATCTTACCAATCTTACCGAAGTTGCTTTTCAATCGCACCAAATATTTCAATACTAAATTTAATAGCGTTATTTATCACACGATCGGGCTCTTCCGATGTTTTTAATTTAAGAGTTAATGCTCGATATGTGGAATTTGTCTCATAAGTGATTACCGCATCTGGGGATAACTCTGTGATTGTTTTAAGTAAAAGATTACCAATAGTGTCGGATTCGCCATTAATAATCATCATTGACATTTTTTCTTTTGTTGTAATATTGGGCAATAGTGTTTGAATATACCGCAAGCGTTCTCTTATACTTTGACACGCCCTAATTACTATTTCCCTACCGCCAATACCACCATTAGTTATAAATCCAACACGGTGCTTTTTAGGGTCGGCCACGCCACTACGTACTCCTTCGCCCGTTTGCAAATCTATTGGTTGCTGGTCAAGTGGCACACATAAGGATTGATGAGCCGAACTAAAACATGAATTATTAAATCCCATGCCTTCATGAATATAAATGCGTTTTACCTGTAAACTAGTATTGGGCTGTAATGAAATAATAGGAAATGTTTGATTAAATGCGGATACATTTTTGCCTCCTTTCACCTTAATCTCATCACTATAAATATATTTAGTAGATTTAGTGTTATTGGATACATCAATATACCATTCAGTATTATTTGCAACACTCTGGTCAATAGGAATGTGCTGAATACGCGTTTGCAAAAAGTCGGGTAATGTAAATGGATTAGTGGTTTCAAAATCATCAAAATCAAATGTCATAGATTTTATATTAATTTCTAATGCACATGCTCGCCTTAGACCGTTGGCAACAGCGGTGCTAACGCCGTTTAATTCAAATGAAAAGCGTTTTGGTGTTAATGTCCGCGGTAGAAGTTTTACTAATTCGCTATTTGACTTAAAGTCCAATTTAGGACTAAGGTCATCAGATTTAATATTACGTACTGTAACCGACATGATATGGATGTTATAGTGTATGTATATTAACAACACTTACTATTTCAAATTTATAAAAAATCCTTTAATCCTTATTATATATAGTTTGTCTATCTAATACGGTTTAAAGAAATCACAGATAAGTAATTATAGTATTACTTTTGTGAATTCAAGTTTATATTTATATAATTAATCTTATCAATAGTTATTGTAATAGAAAATGCAAAAATTTAGGTTATATGTTGGAACATCTAAAAATGACTTACGTTTATTAAAATTCATACAAAGTAATGTCCAAACTATTAATCAAATGGGTGTGGGAATATCAATAACACATATTAAAAAACACAATATGAATAGTGAATTGGTAGAAATGCTACATAAAAAAGGAATTTCACGACTGCCCGTTCTTATTGCGGATGGGAAAAAGTTTATAGGGCTTAAACGTATCATCGGATTGTTTAAAAACAACATTAACAACTTTAATAATTCTATGAACGGGGGTATGCATCAAATGAACGACGCGCCTGCCGTGATGAATACTGATAGTGTTGAATCGTATATGAATTCTATAATGGATGAAGGTGAAGATGAGTCAATTAATAATGATGCTGATGATATGATGCGACACTATGCAAATGCCACCACCGGTAGGGGTGGCGACCAAAATAAACAACCCAATCGTGTCAGCGCACCCACCAATTTATTTGAAGACAATGATATGTCTGACATGGGTTCATCCGCACGCCCCGATGATGATAATATCAGCGTGCTAAATTCACTAAGCCAAACATCCGGGGGAGACAATTTAGATATGCAAATGGAAAACGCATATTGGAATAATCAGTCATCAAGCGAAAGCGTATTAGATTTTTAAGATTATCGTATGAGAATTTTAATTTAAACCTAAGACATATAAAGTAATATAAAAATCTATAATTATTATATTGGATAATATAGTATATATAACTTATAAATAATAAAAATTTCTAATAATGGCTACACCCGCGGGAGATAAGCAGTTTATGCAATTTAATACACAAATTAGTTGGTTAATTAATTTAGTAAAAAAAATATACCCATCCAATGATACTATTGACCGTGCGGCATCTCGTATTTCTTTAGCTAAACAAGCAGACCCTACTATTTTAATTAAGATTGTGGGCCCATATCTGCTATCATATCGCCAAAACATTATTGATTATGACGACGAATTCGTATTAAACATGGACATATCTGAAAAAACAGATGATGAGTTCATACAAACAATTTTTCACATGATTACTCAAGCTTATAAAAATTTTAAACCTAAGGAACGCAATGCCGTTAAAGATAAAATTAATGATATGTTAAATACATATATGGAATATCTTATTGAAATCGGCTAATTCGCAGTGCCAAAAATCATACAATATTTTTTTATACACTACCACCCTATTAATAAAAACATAATTCGTAAAATTATTAGTTTTATTTATAATTTCCTATTAGAGATACTTATTACAACTAATATAAATAAGTATAATCGTACGAATTACTATAATTGTATCACAACACTAAAATTATAACATAACTAAGCAATAGCATTTCTATAACTATTAATACCCACCTAATAGAAAAATACACACAATGCCACGTGGAAAAGGAAAGGTCATTCAAAAATCCATCAAAGACCGCAATATCTCAGATATGTTTAATCAGATGATTGGTACAGGAAACGTAGATATGAACATTGTCTATCCTAAATACTCTAATATTTCAACAATAACAACCCGCTTAATTAAATTATTCAAAGTATTTAATGATGGTGTGGTTATGAAGTCAATTCCCGACTTAGCAAATGCGCGTCAGGAAATCACGGATTTTATTGATACATGCGAAAAAGAACATAAAGAGCTATTTCAATTTCAGGATTTATCCCGTTATCAAGGAATGTTTGATATGGTATCAGATGAGGTTAAAGAAGAGTTTGGTGAATTATACGAACGCTCTAAAGAAAGCAATACGGTTCGTACATTTATTCTTGTATGCGACAGACTTGTGGAATATAAGCGTCATATTGAGGATGTAAATAATCTTAGTTATAAATTCATCAATACCATGTCGGGTGTTGATTTTGCGCCATTACCCTTTACCAGTCTTAATTTTAAGTATTTATTTAGTTTAGATGTTATTGATTCACGCGGTAGGGATTATCTAATGCTAATTTTAAATAAAATTTATACATATTCATATGACTTATACAAAGAATTTTCTAAGCCCGACATTAACGTTGATGAATTTGTTAAAGTTATTTTGGCAAATATGGATGAAGTTAAGAAGCGTGTACCGCGATGCGGCAAGGCATTTAATAAAATCGCCGAATCGGTAGAACTGTTAAAATCCAACTTTAATGGTTATTACCACGATTTTGTGCAAACAAAAAACTCTTCTATTATTATGGAGCATTTCGTACTTGACGTTAGCCGTACCACCGACGCAGACCCCGAAACCACACGGCAATTTCGCAAAATTATCAACTATTACCGCAAGATGACTGCGGGTAAAATTAAGGATGAGCGCGTTAATTATCTATTCCAAAAGGTTGATGCTAGTTTTAACGAAATGGATAAATTCAGTAATATGAAAAGAGACCAGCATGGCGAATTTGACAATACAGATAGTAGTGAGAATGAAGAAAGTGGCGGCAATGATGGTGGTGAGAATACTACCGACACCACTGATACTGCCGATACTAAAGAAGCCACCACCAACGAATCTGCAAATGATGATAATGAAACCGCATCAGAAGATAACGGTAATGTCTAATAAAGAAAATAATAAAATTGCTATAACATAAAAAATATAATGATTGTAATATATTATAAACCTCAACAAGTAATAGTGTGTAATTTAACTCACTAACACATAATTACATTATAATAATTAACATCATATAACCAATAAATTATAAAGAAAAATCATGTTAGATATCGCAAATAATGATATGTTTGTGCTTACACTATTAATTTTAGTTATAATTATAATAATCAGAGCCGCGCCCGATTTTCAAACAGGCGTGTTAAGGGTATCTGTTGTTGTTTACGGTGTTATGTTATACAGACATGTATGTAAAATCCGTGATGGCGGCAAAAAAGACCAAAAGACATGCGAACATACTGACGACGTTAAAACTAATATTTGCGGAATGATGACCGATCTTAATAAAGCGGATATTAATAATCTTAATGATGATGATAATTTAGATTTAAGTGTGAATGTAGATACTGTAGAAGAAGATAATTCCGATAAAGAAAACGACTCTGCAGATGAAAATGCCGACAATGCACAACTCCGCGAATTAATATATAATGACCATTATAATGAAGAAGGACGTATATATCACACCGCGGCTAACCGATACACTTCTTGCCATCCTCCGCCATCATATGAAATAGAAAAATGTCAATTATATGATAAAACTACATTTGATGAAGAAAATTCAAGACAACAACGTGAGAGAAATCGCGGCAAACGCAGTATTGACGGCGCGGTTTCAAAAACTGCAGATTATTACCGCATACATTATGGCCGTGAATTTGAAAAGGAAGAAAATAAACATGGCTGGTGGGGTAATTATAATTACGGTTACACTGAGTGGTAATTATGCGATATGATAGGAATCAAAAAAAATATTTTTTTATATCATTGCGACGTTGCATCATTGTGCTTCCGGCGTCATTGTGTTGTTGTAGAAAAACACACTAAAGATAACTAATCTTCGGCAACTTTATTATTTTTTGCACTTCTATTATGTTTTTTAATTTCCTTTGCTATCTTTTTAAATAATGGATTATCTTCGTTCATTTTGCGAAATGTATTTAATTCTTCGTCGTGTATAAATATGTCATACCCATAAATACTATCAGATGAAGATTTGTAGTAATATTTGTCGCCATTTACTAATATTTCTTCCGCGTTCACTGTTTTTTCAACTGCTTTAACACATGAATCTGCCGACTTAATATCTAAAAGAATATTATTAGAATACAGTGGTAAATTTGTAGGACTGCAAACTCTACAATATGATTCGCCGTTTAACATACACTCAATTGATACTTCTTTAATTGCTTGTGTGAATTGTTCATTAAGAGTGAAATCTGCTAAACTTCTATTATATAATTCTTCATCTGTTGTGGGGCTTGTTGTATTAGATTCTTCTGTCGCAGTATTAGATTCTTCTGTCGCAGTATCAACTTTACGGTCTGGGTTTATAGCTAAATAAATAAACGGTTGCACATTTTTTTCATCTTGCGGAAGTGCGGTATGTGAGTCATTACGAACAGCACGTGAAATAACTTGCGCATGACGTGAATGACTCCAGTACGGCTCCATAATATGGACACGCCGAACATTCTTACAATCTAAACCTTCCGCACCAGTTGATGAAATAAGAAGTATTGAAATAACCTCACCATGTTTATTGTTGTTATCATTAAACATTTGTAATATTTTATTACGGTCATCAGGGTCAACGTCTCCAATAATAAATGCGAATGTTTTGGCTTTCGTTATCTTTGCGTTAGAACTTGCGTTAGAACTTGCGTTAGAACTTGCGTTAGAACTCTCACCTTCACTATTACCTTCACTCTCACTTTCACTATCATCATTCTCATCATCACCATCACTCTCATCATCACCACTATCATACCAGTTAAACTCATTTGACCCTTTCACAACCAATCCTTCCGGTGTTTCCTTTACCGTCGCACGGCGCTGAAGATCGGATATTTCCTCAACTGCTTGTAATGAATTATTTGGCAATACTTCATTCTTAATTGATTTTGCGGTACGCGATTTCGGTTTCTTAAGTCCGACACTAATTTCTTTATACCCATTATGTTCAAGATATCGCGCAAACATTTTAAGTCCGCCAATACCTATGAATTGCGAATACACTAAATCTACACCAACACCATCTTCTATATTTTTGCGGATTGCTTCAAACTTAGGAGAGTGTGAATCTTCAATTGGCACTTCTTCAGGCTCTTTTGCAAGTTTAGCAGAATCGGGAATAGCAAAATTAGAAATTTGCCTACTTCGCACCCGATAAGATGAGGTAAAATCAGATTTTGGTTTTTGTAAATTTGGCGTATCGCCGAAGCGTGCAAAGCCCTTAATCTCCGCTAATTCTTTATCTCGCGCGAGTAAATATTTCACATACTGAGTAGCCGCCATTGGTATTTTTTCTATCTTAATTGGGAGTTCGGTTGGAAATTCCACATTCTTTTTTACTACATTAATATCTGCCACAGCCCCGGGATTAGATGTGTGGGTGATGTGGCTAACAAGCCCCATAATACGGTTTTGGAACTTTTGCTTATTTTTAATAGTATTGGTTTTATTATCAATAAAATATGAACCGAAATCATCCCAGTTTTCAGGTAAAACGGGTAGTGCCTTTGTACCAACCAACATATTAAAACACGGCACTAATTCAAAAGGATGATTAGAAACCGGAGTACCCGTTAAGAAAATTACTTTGGCGTCTTTGGCACGCATAATCATATCGTAAAGTTCAACGCCGTTTTTACTTCCGTTAATAATAGCGCGGAATAAATTATGTGCCTCATCAACAATAAGAACTTTGCCGTCAAGAGACCCCAATCGCACGACATTAGCAAGTCGCTGTTCCATTTGTTTAGTTTTAACATCAACATTTGCTTCGGTAGCCCGTGTAATTTGCGTAATCATATTAGACGCGTTCATTGATACAAATGAAAAATTGCGTTTAATCCACGCGCGAATATCATCATCCGGCATATTGCCAAGTTGTGTGTATTCACCTTCCTTTGCCGCCATTTTTAAAAATTTAACAATAGAATCTCTAAAATTTGCTTCAAGTGATTTAGACAGCATAATGATGGGTTCGTAATCGTCGCGTAATGACATCGCGAGTGCCACGGCAAGAATACTTTTACCCATACCCATAGTATGGTAAATCAATAACCCACGCGATTTAATATCAATATCATTGATGTATTTTGTAACGATGTATTGATAATAAAATAAATACTTATAATCGGAGTCAAATTTATATGATTTAAGTTTCTCAAATAGACTAATTGCAAAATTAGTACTATTGCGATTTAATACTCTCTTTTCTATTTCTGACATTATATTGTAATTAACCTAATAAATCAATTGTATATATTAAACGATGTGTATTTTTTTAACCAAAAATTGTATATCTTGTTAATGATAATGATAATGATAATGATAATGATAATGACAAATTAGTCAAAAAATTGTATAATTGTGAATGTTATAAATATACATATATATGATAGTAATAACCATAATATTAATAACCATAATATTTACCGCACTATTATATTATGGCGGTAAATACTCCAGACAAAGCACTAGACACGACTCCAAATACATTATTATGTCTTGACTTAAACGGCACGGTTCTTTACAGAAATAAAAATACACGTAATTGCATATGTCGCCCGTTTTTACAAGAATTTTTATCTCAAGCCGTGCGGTTTTATGATGTCGCGATATGGAGTTCCGGTATGAAAAATAATATGGACCCGTTAGTTCGCGATTTATTTGGCGAACATTACGATAAATTGGTGTTTAAATTTTATAGAAATAACTGTGTTGTTGCACTAACTAAAGAAAAGCCGTGGGCAACACAAAAAAATTTATCTTCAATCCCATTTCAATACGATAGTATTATTATGGTAGATGATTCTGATGATAAAATTATTGGAATGAGAGAAAATGATTTTCATTATAAAATCCTAAAATATAAAGGAGACAATAATGATTTTGAACTTCAAATACTTATGGATTTTATTATAACTAGATTAGATAATTATTAACACTAATATATACTTCCCCCATCAACCCCCCTCTCCGATTAGACTGTGTTTATAAAATAATAATGATATTAGCGGTATTATTAGTATTGGTACTAATCGTAATAGTATTAGGACCACCACACTTATCCGATACAGTACAAATCCCTCAAATTCCACAAATCCACAAAATAGATAATTTTAATCCTACAAAAATTCAATTACAGCCTATTACATTAAGTGATGCGCCTTATATATACCAAATTTGCGGAGATGTCAAAAATGCAAAATATTACGCAATGAATCATACATCATGGACCGCTAAACGTGTATATGACTATATTGATAATGCTGTTGGTAAAATAAATGAACGTAAGATAGTTTCTGAATTTGGCGATTTTATTGGTATAACGGGATACAATCCGGATTATAATGATACTTCAAAAAACTTCATACATATAATTATTGCGCCTGCGTATCATCGTAGTGGTGTTGCAACACACGCGTATTCTAAATTACTTAAATTATATTTTGAAAATAGTAACAATAATATTATTTATTCTAGAATTCATAAAGACAATATACCATCAATTAAACTACATGAAAAAATGGGATTTGAGTATAAAAGCGCGAAACAAAATAATGATGATTACTGCATTTATATGTTATCACGTAGCTCATTTAGCGATTAAAAAAATAAATTATGTTTATTTACTACTATTAATAGTCATATTTTTATTTTTTTGGTTATTATGATATTATGATATTGCGGTATAATTGAAATAACATAATCACACAGTCATGCAATCATTTATCGGCGTGATCGGCGAGACACACGCTTCTTGGGCGCGGCCTTGCGCTTAGGGGCAGCCTTGCGGGCAGATCGGCGCGATACACGCTTCTTGCCGGCAGCGGACTTGCGTTTGGGGGCGGCCTTCTTGGCGGACTTGCGGGAGCTCTTGCGGGCACGGGCACCTCCGAGAATACCGGGCATATTTACTATTTTAATTATTTTTTTATTATGTATATTAATACATAATAAAAAAATAATTAAATAATTAATTTATTACACTTTCATATTAGACATTTAGATAATTTATTATATGATTAACTATATGTTATAATGTTATAATGGAACAATTTTTAATAGCGTTAGTTTATACTTCGCCGTGGTATATTTTCGCATATTTATTATATAAAGGATTTACGACTATATACCATGATGGAAAAACATTATTAAACGGCGATGGTGCGGAAATTACTAAATTTGTAAATACTAGAGTTAAGAGTGAGCGGGGTAATGCGGAAATAATTTTATCATTACAGGATATAGTATTTGATGTTCTTAGAGAAGTTAAAAAAATAGTTAATGAAAAAGATGATGTCGGGTTTCTATAGTATGGTTTATATCATCTTTAATGTCCGTTTTCTTATCACCACAATTACATCAGCATTTCGTGGTCTGGAGTATTACGCATACTAAGACGGTCTAAATGAATACGATTATTTTCATTTGCAATAATTACATCTTCAATATCAGTTTTCTTATTAACACACGGGCTTCCACTATACGGCCATTGAAACGGATTTTTGATAATTAAATCACTTGTGGTAATTTGCCGTTCATTGTCTTTTGCACAATCTTCGCCGGGATAACATGGCCAATAACCATGTGTATCACCATTAGGATGAAATCCTTCTACAATCATCTCATCGCGCTGTTTAGCATATTGATGCAAAAGAAATATCACAACAATAATTAATAGTAAATCTTTAACACTAAGTTGTATTTTACGACCCATGACAAACAAAGAATAATATGTTAAATTAGTAGGGTTTAGTATATGTGATTTATTGTATATATATATTTTAGCGTGTATATTTTTTGTTTTCTTTTATAATTACTATAGTAAATGAATCAACAAAAAAATATTTTATTTTTTAGTAATTTTATTATTTATAAGTTATCACCATAAATATTAGATTCAGGCTGTTCTTGAGTACTCATGAACAAGTCTTCGGGCGTAATAGACGCGACAAGTTGAGACTCCCGGCCGTTTTGTCCTACTGTCCCACTAATTACTTTTTCAGAAGCGCGATTTTCACTTGACGCGCCTGGGCGGGTATTATAATTACGCGTTAGCGCACCCTCGCTTGCCAACATTACACGAAGATTGTTGAACATTTCGGAATGAATACGCACACCTTCAGAGCAGTATCTTAGGTAATAAAACATAAGTAAAAGCGTGAGTATAAGAAGCACACCGGTGGTATCTATGATTACCATGATTGATTGTTGTTTATTATCAAGAATTAATGTATATATTAGACACGGTAAAAAATAAAAATAGTTAAAATTATTCTTAGAAATTAAACAATTCTTAGAAATTAAACAATTCTTAGAAATTAAACAATTCTTAGAAATTAAACAATTCTTAGAAATTAAACAATTCTTAGAAATTAAACAATTCTTAGAAATTAAACAATTCTTAGAAATTAAACGTCTATTCCCATAAAATATTGGTAGAACCCGCGAATTTTACATAATCAAATACTTTAACCTGATCGCGATTTTTGTCATAAAACAAATGTTGTCGAAATTCAAACATAACTTCATCGGGAATACGATTACGTTGAAAATATTCCACGGACATACCGTTGAGACGGCAATAAATATAAAATAAACTATACACGCCACACTCAGTACGACTCCGCTGATGTGTTATACAAATATGTTTAATAACAACTCCAGAAACCGGAAGATTATTTTTCTCTATAATTTGTTCAAGTTCTATTTTTGTTTTTTCTAACCAATCTGCGTATTCGGTTTGCGGTGCGTTGCCAGATGAATTAAAGAATTCAACTGTCCACGGCCCGTGTGAGTTTCGCATATCTACAAACAGCGCCATCCAATGTTTACCACGCCCACTATACCAGTCGGTATTAATGACACACGCGGCCATGCGAAAGGGTCGCGCGCTTTCACCGTTTTCAATGATACGCGACCTAATATCTGAGTTTTTTAAATTACCCGTGTATAAATCTAACATTTCTATAGTATGAAGCGTTTTTCCCTGCTTTTCATAATCGCGCATATTAAAATCATAAGGAAAGAAATCCTTGTATTTAAAAGTCCATTGTTTCAGCGTATTATCAATGTTAAAGTTATTTAATAATGAAACGTCAGTTGGACCTTCTACTTTAAGATAAATTTCTTTGTCTTTTCTGCCCGCATCTCCGAGATGATTTAACACACATCTAGTTGTATTACATTTAAGTTTAGATTTTGCCTCTACCAGTGCATCTGTTATATTATTTTTTTTAGTAAATTTTTCAATAAGAAACTTAGACTCATTGCCCATACAGACGCCTTTACGTCTTTCTTCTTCAGGAACAACAAGAGAACATTCATCTACTTGTTGCGGTATAACACTTTTACCTAAATCAACCGGAACTTTATCACCCATACTATTGGCTTTTTATAACTTTGTGAAAATTCTTATAACTTTGTGAAACTTCTTATAACTTTCACACTCTTAATGATTATTTTATAAACTCATTAGTATATATTATATACGCAACTCTTCACTTAGAATTATACTGCTTAATTTAATAAATTAACTATAGTGTATAGTAAATTACAAATGTCATACCGCGAAATAATTAAAACCGGCGGGTTTAATAAAGAATCATCCGATGTTTTCACATGGGGCGGTAACCCAGAAAATAAATTTGTCCCCAATGAGCGCATTAACTCTTTTATACAAGCACGGTTATTGCGCGCCGCGCGATATGAAAAATTGTCAGTAAGTACTGAACGATATGGCAAATTTATTCGCGAATTATATTCAGGTTTTGGTGATTTTAACCCATACAATGATATAACTTATGGTGATATTGCAGAATATCTTATTGAAAATTCCGGAATTAAAGATATAATATGGGCCCACCTTTTTGAATTATTTAATTGTATTGCAGAATTAAATGAAGTAGTCTGTACCCAAGCAGTATTACATTGCGATCATTTATCAACCTCAGGTTTAAATTTAAACGGTGATAGATTAGATATAATTATTCGTAATCCACATAAACTTCAGCAAATAATTAACGACATTATTGATTTTATTAACAACACTAATGCAAAAAATGTAAAATCAGAAACATATGAATATATTAAACCATTTGAACATAAAGAGCCGGATTATGACACACGTATACACATGCCACAACTTAGCACTATTGTTGAAATGCGGTTATGGGTTAAAACCCTATTAAACAGTGAAGTAAATTTATGTAAATATTTACGCAAATTAGAAAATTATCATAATTATGTTATTAATGAATCAGATAAACTATTTGAAAAATGCAATGAATTACGTACTGTCTTAAAGGGCGGAAAGTAAAACAACCATAATTTACATGTCATCGGGGTTTATTTTAATTATATCGGTATAAACCCGCACAGTGCAAACTTCGCCATCAAGTTGCGTCTTAAACATAATCTTTTTATCACATGCAACAAATAACTCAATGTCATCACCGAGTTTAGTATTAGCGAATGGCTTAATATAATCAATCTTAATAGAAACCGCAAATATGTCATCATCGGCAACCATGGAGTTAAGTTTAATTTTTTTCTCATTAAGATACGGCGAATTCATAATGGTTTTGGTTTTATGGTTTTCAAATGAAAATGATAAAGGTTCGCCGTAATTCTTTTCAATAGAAAATCGCACGGATAACTGACTAATCCCGTTTATTTCTTCCTTAAAGTGTTTTGCGGGAAGAGTGAAATTAAGGGGATATTCATCTTCATTATAAAATACATTATTGATTTTTTCATTAATCTGACATAATTCAACTTCGTATATGTTGCGATTGTCTAATTCGGAATTCTCAGTCTGAATTACAATATGTGATGTGTAATTTGTTTTGAGTATAAACGTAAGTCGCTTATGAACCTTGCGTAAGTTATGCAATATAGTTTCAATTTCTGTACGTTTAATGAATACTTTTGTTTCTTCACCGCAGTAGTAATGTACTAATTTGGAACAATCAATAGTAGTTAGCATTGAAGTACTATTTAAATGATCACACGCAGCAATGTCAATTGTATCTTTTTTAAAATACATCATAAGTTCCTTTGCCGCGTATGCCTTTAATAGAGCAAAAATACTCTTAAACATCGCCGGATTTTGATAAACCATTTCTACTTTATCTTCTGGGTCATTAGGTGTGTCAACCACACCACTAATTTTAATTGCCTCCGTAACTACACGTTTCTTTGGGCGACCCGGGCGCTTCTTAGGTGGTGGGGCGAGCACTTCTTCTTGTTTTTGCTCGGCATTGCCGCCATCGCCAACTATATCGTCAATTAAAGTATCCATATCAGATTGTTGAGATGTGGATTCATCGATAGGGGAAGATTCTGATGCATGTTTATCTAACGCTTTCGTGTGCGACATATTATATTTAGTTTTGATAATTCTTTTATATTGAAGCGGTGTTTATTGTTTAATTGAATAATCTAATTAAGCGTAGGTGTGGAGTAAACGATAATTAAAAAATAGAATTATTTCTTACTACATTTCTTACCACGTTAATGCATAAATATCTTTTTATTAAATACATACATTTTAATAGGAGCCTCAAATGATTCAAATTTAGAAGGGTAACTATCTAACTCACTATATATTTTAACTATTTCGTCCCTATACATGTCTGTGAGATATTTCATTAATTCTTGTTCTTTGTATTCTTTAAAAATTAATTCAGAAACATCAAAGTGCTCTAAATAATATTGATATTTGATGCCTATCTCAAATGCCATTTCGTCAAATGCAATTGCAATACTACTGCGAAACTCTTCTTCTATTTTATCTAAATCCATTTCGCGGCCTATGATATAGTTAGTAGTGCGAATAATTGTTTCCTTTTGGTTTTTAAGTGCATTTAATGCAGTTTCAAAACTATCAACTTCCGCAGCAATAATATGTTCATTAAATTTACTTACAATACGGTCAATAATTTGTTTTTTAACGCCCTCAAATGAAGTAAATATCTTAACTCTATTAGGGTATGCATTAATACGTTGTTCAGTTGGGTCTAAAAACGGCACAATATTATCTTCCATTATTTTATTATACGCGACAGGCCTGTTTGATACATCATGGGTAAGTTTAATAGCGGTTTCATATGGTGTGGTAAATACATCAAATTTCGTACCAATTATTCTATAATCCTTTTTATTAATAGTCTCAATAATGTAAACATCAGGTGGCATGCCAACTATATTGGTGTGAATTTCAGTTCCTAATTTTGGTATTTTCACGGGGGTGCCAATAACATTAATAGTCTGATATCGTTTAATTGCCATATTACTGATGCCGGTTTCTGGTGTTATATCCGTATTAGAACCAACTACATGTTTTAAATCAATAAGGGTTCGTGTGTCATATTCAATAGGGTTAAAACCGTATTTTTCTAATACAATAACGCCGATAATACTTGAACCCATTGATAATAAATTATCAATATCAGACTTACTTGATGTGTATGTGTGGTTCGGATTAATGGTTTTTATAATGTCTTTCACAGGCATTGATTGTGTAATTGGGTATAATCCCCGCATACTAACTAATCTTTGTGGTAGTGAATAACCGCTAAAATCCAAAGTTTTAGTTTGTAATACTTCGTCTTTCTTTTTTTCAGTTCTTTCCAATATACGCAAACGGTCTTCTAAGCCAATAATATCTAATATATACCTGCTAATGTAAACTATAAAATTACTTGACTTCGCGTTCACAATTATATCAATTATTTGAGCACCGGATGGTGAGCCAATATCATCCTTCATATGTTCATATAAATCTCGCGCGATAGCATCATCGTTATCACGTTCTAAAGTCCGCATTTCGTCAATATGTCTTACCATAACCTCGCGCTTATCTTGTAGTTGGTCGCCCCATGTTTTGCTACGAGTTATTAACATACGGTCGAGGTAGTCTTCGATATTACCGATACGAATTAGTTCAGATACCGCGATATTGATATTATCCATATTATGAAACAAATTTGCTATAACTTTAACGCGGTCAATATTATTTTTATAACTAATTAAATCAAGATTGGGTTTTGAATCTTCTATTAGTTTCAATGACGCATGTAGGCTTTCATAATCGTTTTTAGCATGTTTTTGAAGAACGCTGTCAATATTATCAAAATATTCTTGTCCATATTTTAATGCTTTATCTAATAAGTCTAAACGTGTTTTAAGTACATCCATGTTATATATGCTTACTGTAATTTATTACCTTAATCTATCAATAAATACCCTATCTCGCCCTAAATACTATAACTTAAACTATTATAACCCCCAACTTATTAATACCCTAATACACTTCAGAGTATTAAACCGTTATAACCCCCAACTTATTAATACCCTAATACACTTCAGAGTATTAAACTATTATAACCCCAACACTATATACTTTACATTATTTTTATTTTAAGACATGATGTGATTATGATATAAAGCAATTTTAAACTAAACAATTAAGAACACTTTTATAATTAAATAACTGTTTTGTATTTTCGTAATTCATATAATGGATTCTACAGATATTGCCGCAGTTCCAGTTATTCCTAATATTCATCCGGACGATAAACCCTCAAACGATTATCCACCCCAACAATCACAATCTGAATCATATTCTAATACGCCTCATGTATCGGATTATAATCAATTACCGGCAGAACATACTGTTGAAGAAGAGTCAAAAGGATTTTTAAGTTCGGGATATGACTATAAATTAGTTGCAATAATTGTGATTGTGATTATAATTATTGCAATCGTTGCTTACGTATTTTATAAACGCCAAAACAGTAAAGTAGTAAATAAGAAGACTAAATTAAACGAAGTGTCTAATATAGAAGGTGCAAATAATCAACAAATACCGAGACCTAAGCCGATAATTGAAACGCCCCCATCAAAAGAAGATTTAATAGTACAATTAGCAGCACAGCGTAAAAAACAAGCATTACGTAAACAAGAAGAAACTCAAATAGAAAATGACGATGAAGTAATGGGTGCTGACGATACGGCTACTGAAAGTCTGGATAATATAGAAAATTCTACAACTACCTCTTCACCATTAACGGCAACATCACATTCGGACGGTCAAGATAACTTATATGATACTGCTGAAATTTCTAACACCACCAGCACCAACACTAACACCACCAACACCAACACCAACACTAATACCGATATATTTAGTTTTAATGATATAACAGACAGTGTGATTGAAAACAATGATTATAGTGAAAACAATGATTATAGTGAAGACAATAAATACATAACTGACAGTGTGATTGAAGATGGTGATTATATTGAAAACATAACTAATAGCGATTCATTTACAGAATCAGACTATAGTGGAGATGATTCATCGCAAGTTAGTGAGATTGCCAATACTATAGAAAATGCAAGCGTTGATGAAGAACAAAATCGCTGTTCACAAATACTTTCTAATGGTAATCGTTGCCGTATCAAGGCTACAGTAAATGGTAAATGCCGGCGTCATTCTAAATAATTAAATATATTACCCACACTGGCAAAAAATACTTTGTTTTTTTAACTATTTTATATTTATAATTATATATTAGTTAAAAATGGGAGGCGGTGGAAGTAAAGCAAAAAGTATTACTAAGGTAGTAAACGATAATGCGATTAATATCGTACAGCGTAGTATAAATGAATGCAAAGGCTCAGTGTCACAATCAGCAGTTATTAATATAGATACAATAGAAGGCAATGTGGAAATAGGTAATTGGTCATCTGACCAAGTTGCTACCGTTAAAACGGATTGTTTAATGGAGGCAAAAAAACAAGGCGAAATACAACAAAAATTAGCACAGATGTTGGCGCAAGAAGCGCATGCGCGCGGTGTAGCGGGTGCCGGCTGGATGTCAAACACTAAATCAACTACAATTGCAAATATAAAAAATAAGTTTGAAACTAATTTTAAACAAGAAGACATAAATAGGGCTATATCACTATCCACACAAGAAGTGGGATTTCGGGCAACCACGGTGGAAGGCAATTTTAGTGTTGGAAATATAGATTGGACACAGTCAACTGAAGTTATTGCTAAAGGTATACTTAATTCAGAATCCTATTCTAAAGTAATGAACGAAATTACCACTGATATAGAACAAAAATCAACCGCGACGGAAACATCTATTTTCTCCGGGTTGGGTATGGGGATGTGGTTATTATTCGGGTTTATCGCAATAATAGTTATATTCGTGCTTATGTTTGGTGGAATGCCGTCCTCTCAACAGTCAAATATAATTTTTCCAGGTCAGGATGATGGTTGGCAGCAATAATTACCCAACAAATATAATACTTTTTTTGCAAATATAATTACTCAATAATTATATTTGTAAATATATAAGTGTTATTTTAACATAACCATGTCTGGTCAAGTAATAGATGACCCAAATGGTCTTATGGCATTTCAAGACGGGGATATTATAGCACTTAAAAACGTAGCACGGCAAAAATTGGCACATGGGGTTCCCGGTGGTTGGAGTGGGACAGACCCCAATCGTGTTTCGTATTTTCTACATATGGACCCGTCCGCGTTATCTACGTATGATGCAATGAATGCGATATTTAAAGTACACCGCAGAGGTTCATACATAGTATTAGAATCTATGCATATTTACCGACGCGGTATGGCTTTAACTTATTGTTATTGCATACCCGGAAAATCGGGTGATGCTGGTTATAACGCGAGTTCGCATGTGCGGGTTTCCACAGGAGGTGCCACCGTAGAGATATTACCTGAACAAATACCCGGTACTAATAAGTTCAGATTGAGGAGCCGTGGTTTAGGGACGTATCTTTCGGCATGTAATTGCGGAAATAAATCATCACTTCCATGGGCGGTGTCATGGCATGTGCGAGATCCGAATTCTTCATGGATTACGTGGGAAGTAATAAAAATTAATAAAACGCTATGTTGCGCCGGAATAGACAGTGATAGGTCAAATAAAACTATATGTTCGGAATTATGGGAAAATCCCACAATATGCGACCCGCATATGATACAATGGTGCGGTGAAGAAGAAAATGAAGATAACCCATTGTGTACATGTATTAATTCACCCGTTCCAAAATATAATCCGTTATGTGTGGATAGTAAATGTTTAAATACCGGTTATTCAACGGCCAATATGAGTAGATTGCCTTGCCCCGATATTATTGACTGTAGTGCGCAATTAGAATTAGGAGAAGTTGGTGGTGGTGTAGATATTGGGGCATTTAATGTTGAGCAAAACTGCGGAAAAGTAGAAGATGAAACCAATAATACCAATAATGCCAATAATGCCAATAATGCCAATAATGCCAATAATGCCAATAATGCCAACGATGCCAATGACACCAATATTGCTGTTGTATTATTATTTATATTGTTTGTATTTATTATCATTGCGGCCGGTGGGTTGTATTATATAAAACAACAATATAAGCAATCATACCCGCAACAATATCTACAATTGCAACCGCAATCTCCGCCCCAATCACAACCATAATCACAACCATAACCCCAATACAAAAAATATTTTTTGTCATATATAGATAAAATAACAATTAAATCATTAATATGTAATATTAACTTCAAATAAATTAAAGTTGATATAATAGCCTAAATACTACTAAAAAAGACTATAAAATAAAAAATGAATTCCCAATTAGACAAATACACATACACATAGTATATAACTACAAATTAGGATTTTAGCAAAACGTTATTGAAAGGTATCGTATAAATAAAAATAATGGCCGCTGTAGACCAACCTAAGCAAGCTGATATTACCGGTGTTGATATTGCTCAGCCGCGCGTTAAGCGTCATATTGGTGCCAATAACATTAATCGCGTAATTAACGCCGAACTTGATAAATGGCACGCCGATTTTGATAAGTTTACGGCTAGCGGAAGTAAAGATACCGAGCGCGTTAATGACTTTGAGCGTCGCATTGAGGCTCTTCGCGGTCAGCGCCGTAATATTAGTGTTGCATCTGCACGAATTTTATCTATTGTTTGTAATGAATTAGCACGACAACTTCTATGTCATGGTATGGACCAACTTAAGGATGGTCGCGGTTTAGTGACGGTTAAGCATCTCCATAGTCCAGGATTTGAAAATCTTAATACGTATCCGTTGTTCCGTACACTCAATAAGTGGACGACTGAGGAGGCCGCATTACGTACCGCTGAACAAACGGCAGTCCGCGATGCTGAAATTGCACGTCTTACTAAAGAACTTACTCGTGCAAATAAGAAACTCGGTAAAGACCAAGATGACGCACAAGACGCGACACAGGCGCCGGAAGAAGTTAATGCTGAAATCACTACCGATGAGGACGATGATGAAAGCGGTGTAGTTAATTTCCGCACGTATATTGGACACTTATACACGCGTCTTAAGAGTGAGGAAAAATATTCTAATGTTCGTTGCGCCAATAATGTACGCGAATACTTATCTGACATTGTGGTAGAATTCTTAGACCGCATTAGTCCGATGTTTAATATCATGCTCAATGCAACTAAAGAACATACAATTAGCGATCGTATTGTATTAAGCGTTCTTCAAATTCTTCTTACCGACGGTCAGACTGTCGAAGAGTCGTTTGAATTCCGCGAGACCAAGGTTGACCACCCCGATGACCGTAAGAAGACTAAGAAAGATGGTCCGCGACGTCAGATTCCGGGATATAGCATGGTTCATACTTATGGATTTAAGGACGACCGATTTGCTCCTATTAATGAACTTGTTTCTGAAAAACTTGGTCTTTTTGAAAAGTTCTCTACCGACCATAAGCGCGTTAAGGGTGCACCCGATACTGGTAAGCATGAAACCGCCAAGCCTAAAGAAAAGACCGGCAACCGACCGGCTGCTAAGGCGAAGGCTGCAAATAAGCCAGCCGCTAAGGCCAAGGCGGCAAATAAGCCGGTTAAACCTAAGAACGCAGCAGCGAAGCGTCCTGTAGCTAAGGCGTAAATAATAATAATAATAATAATAATAATAATAATTTTTTTGATTAGTTAATCAAAAATAATAATAAAAAATTAATAAAACTATTGACACACCCGCGTTTGCATTATTATGAGTTCGCGTTTATATTACTTTTCGGAATGCTCCTTCACGGTTAACATAAATGCACGTACAAATAATTTAGCCTCTTCTAGTGTGTTATGGTCGGAGAGTGAAACACGCAACATACCCTTTCGCAAAAGTGGGTCTATATTCATTGCGTATAATACATGAGATGCTTTACCGGATGATGTATTACATGCACTACCAATACTTACAATAATACCACGTTTTTCTAAATCTTCTTTAAAATTAACATTACATATAAACGGTTTAGTACGTTTAACTACTGTAAGAAGTATAGTATTAGGCAGGTAGTTTCGGGTTGCAGTTGATATAAAAACTACTTCTATTGAATTCTTTGTTGTATCATTGCGCGATTCTAAATATTCTTTATAAGTTTTGCATGGAATATATTTAGAAATTTCAGTCATAATATGCCTCTTCATTGTTAGTAATTTTTTATTTTTTGCGTCTCTTGATGTAAAAGTTTCTTTCATCCCCGCATACGCACCGGCGTATAACATAATATTTTCTGTTCCACCGCGACTTCCGTCATTTTGCGTTCCGCAAATGATAGGGCGCAACTGATAACCATGCATAAATTGTTCTTTTACCACTAATAACCCAATTCCGGCGGGTCCATGAAGTTTATGAAATGACACAGAAAACGCATCTACATTTTCACTAGAAGGCTTAATGGGGTATTTGCCAAATATTTGAACCGCATCAGTGTAAAACGGAATCTGTCTCTTATGTGCTATTGCACCTATTTTTTTATAATCGGTAATAACGCCGGTTTCATTATTGGCCGCCATCACACATACTAAACATGTATTGGGGCGAATTGCCGCTTCAACCTCAGATGGCGGAATAAATCCTAATTCATCTGGGGAAATCATAGTGTATTCTATGAGGCCTTGCTCGGCCATATCTTCACAACACATTATTGTAGATTTATGTTCTATTTCGCTAATAATAATATGCGGAAGTGTGTTTGTCATATGTTTATAAGACGCTGCCGCACTTCGTAAAATAGTACTATTAGATTCTGAGGCGCATGACGTAAATATAATGCGATATTGATTGGCGGTTATTCTGCCGTTTGGTTTATCGCTTGGTAGTGTAATTCCACATGTTTTAGCTATGTATTGTTTAAATTCTTCAATTAACTTTTTACACTTTATTGCGTCTTTATGCGACGATGATGGATTGCCACGATTAACCCACATGGTCATTAATTGTACCGACTTGGGGGACATAAATGTCGTTGCATTACTATCAAAATATATTATTTTTTCTTCTGACTCAGCCATTTTATTTATAAGATTAGTTATTATAAATAAACGTTATATTACAGCAAAAGTGATTATATATATTTGTAGTTTGATTTTAAATATAACAAAAAATACTCAACTACATGGGTGGGAATTTAATTGTTATTATTCCGGACTATACATTTGATGTTGTGGATTAATTGGCGCATTAGATAAATTTAATCGTGAACCATATGTATTCTCTGGGTACAATTCTATTGTGGGCTGGGGTGTGTTGGTTGGCTGTGATTGATTATTTTGCGCTGTGTTTTCATTATTGAATTGTGGTGAGGAATATTTATTATCCTGTATGAAATCGGCAATAGTTTGGTTGCGTGCATCAATAACTATTGATACTAAATCAACATCACCTGTGGGGTTAAATTTATGTAACAACTGCAATAAATTAATATTACTATTAATGCTTCTGCGTATTAATAATTTATATGTATTGGATTTAAAGTTATACCACCATACTATTGACATTAGTGAATGTTTATAATCTGCCAGATATATACTTAATTCCGGTCGCATGGTTGTAGATTCTATGATATAAGCGGGTGTACTCATAAATGTTATAGAATGCGATTTAGTAATGATTTCGCATATCACCTTTTCCATAATATTAGTGATATATTCGCCGAGTTTAGAAAGGCGGGGGATATATACGTCGCCCTCCTCATAAAGAAGATCGAAAGTTTTAAAATCAACATCAACATAAAACATTAATCCTGTCATTAGTGGAGATGAATATCTTCCCTTCCCTTCATCATTAATAAATTCTGATATAATATTAATAAAATCAGGACATTGGTGTTCATCCGGGAACATAGTATGCCACGCCATTTCGCAGTATGTTTGCAGTGGGTTCATGTAAGAATCGCATGATATTTTAGGTGAAATTTCCATAGGGTACCCAATTAGTTTTAGCGATTTTACGGCTTGTGCTATATATGGTAGATGTGCCAAAGGAACTGAGTATCCTATAATTATCATAATTTCTCCATTTAGTTTTGGTTTATCATGATGCCATTTTTCTGGATTTTTAATGGGTACGCATTGCACACTATCTACGGTATGGGAGTAATCTACAACCGTATTATTAGTTTTTATATTACACGAAATTTTATTAGTATATTTACATCTTACGCACCATGCTGCAATTAAAGTGTCAATATTATCGTCGGGATATAATATTAAAACATTAACCATTGAAACTAACCGCCAATACAACAATAAATAAGTAGTTTATATTATACAATTTTTAATATTATAAAATTTATGTTAACCATTCCCGTCTAATTTTTTCTATATATACAATACAAACTACAGCGAATATTATTGAAACTATTGATAATATTTTTCCTATTATACTCGATGATATTATTGTGTTTATTGATTGTATTGTAAACAACATCGCAAATGCTAGTATATACCATTTAATACATTTGCGAATATATCTAATAAATACATATGATGATGTATTTATTTGGTTAATATTTGTTGACGGTGGCGTTGGTGTGGTTGTTGGTGTTGGCGTAGTTGTTGGTGTTGGCGTAGTTGTTGGTGTCGGTGTAGATGCGGGAGTTGGTGTAGATGCGTACGAGGAACCAAATGGCAGTTCTGCATGTGCGTATGGTATGTTGCGCAGAGGAATGCGAGATGAATTAACAAATATATCGGTTGTTTCTGGTGAAGAATTTTCTATTTTATAGTCATTCATTATCCTGTTAACGTGTATGTTATCTACCAAAACAGATTGGGTAGTTGTATTACTAAATTGTTGTAATGGGTGATATTCATCATCAGACGAATAATCGTCATCGGCATAACCATGATTCATTTTAATAAGATTTAGTCTTAAATATAATTTTAATAAGATTTAGTCTTAAATATAATTTTAATAAGATTTAGTCTTAAATATAATTTTAATAAGATTTAGTCTTA